GAGCATGTTGCTCCTTCCGTATGGCTTCGTTGAGGGTCTTTGCGGTCTCGGGGCGGAGGGTCAGGCCGACGTAGATGTTGCCAACCCAGACCGCCCGCGTGTTCACGTCGTCGTTGTGAGCCTTCGCCTTCTCCGGGTGTCGTGCGCGCCAGCGGGCCTGCCGCTCGGCGCCGGTCAGAGCGATACCCATACGCCGTCGACCCGGAGCTGCACGCTCTCGATGTAGCGGCGCGGCAGTGGCGTGCCGGGGTACTGCAGCCCGGCCGCCAGCGCCTCGCGCAGCCCGTAGTCGTTGCGATCCATGGCGTACCGCCGGATCAGCGCCAGAATTTCACTGGGCAGGGTCTCAACTGTAACGCTCATGCGGTCTCCCAGTTCCGGGGCGGCCAGGGCAGACGGCCCATGGTGAAGGCGTACCCGTCCCAGAGGTTGATCAGGCCCGCGTACTTGGCGTCGATCATCGGCGTGATACGGGCGTCCGGGATGCCCCGGGCCGTCAGGTCGGCGACGAGGGCTCGCGTGTCGGTGATGGACTGCATGCGCCCCTCTGCGCCCGAGAAGGCCTCGGGGACGACGCGGACGCTCAGCAGGTTCAGCGCCGAGACCAGGCTGGGGGTGAACCAGCCACCCTGCATGCCCTCGAGCGACCAGCTCAGGCCGATCTTCGGGAGCAGCCGCCGGAGCTCGGTGAGCCTCGCGACGATGAGCCCGGAGTCATGCTCTTCCATGTTGACCTGGAGCCGAACCGTCGGGATCGCCGTCATGAACGGCTTGAGGTAGTTGCGCACCGCCAGCGCGTACTGCGCCGGGGTGCCTGCGATCCAGCCGTGGCCCACGTAGATGCCCTGGGCCTTGGCGCGCGTCCGTGCCTCGGTGACAAGGCCGATGGTGGTGACGGGGTCGAACGCCGGGAAGAAGTAGCCGTCGATGCCGTAGGCGTCGCCGACGTCCCAGCTCGGGTCGTCCCCTGCGTCTGTCCAGATGTACCTCATGATCTCTCCCTTTGCGTGCGCCCTTTGCGCATCGCTCTCGTGTATCCCGGGCCGGTGAGGCGACGGGTGGGGCCGAACTGGTAGGCACGCCTCATGGCGCGGTTCGGGTTGATCTTCTGGGCTTCCTCGAGCTCTTCGGCGTTCAGGGAGCGCCAGGGGAGGGCGCTGAGCAGGTCGCGGATGATGCCGAGGGACTTGCCTTCGAGCGGGTTCATCGGGGGCCCCGGACAAGCGCGGCACGGATCTCTTCCACGCGCTGCGGCCAGGCCGTAGCCCCGCGCGACATGTCGTCGATGAGCCTGTCCACCAGCACGAGGGCTAGGCCTTCGTTCGCCCGAGCGAAGGCGTAGCGATCGGCGCGGGCCTTCTGCGCAGAGTAGCCCTTCTGGCACTCCTGCAGCCGACGGCGGAGCTCGTCCGCACGCTCGCTGCTGTCTACGGCCCACTCGATGTCGATCCCCGCGTCCGACACGTCCACGAGCTCGAAGTTCACGTCGTCGCTCATGATCGTCCCCCCTTGTACCGCTCTTCGCGCTCACGCCGCTCGACCTGCTTAGCCAGCCGCTCGAGGGTGTAGGACGACTCGAAGCGCTTGGTCTCGGAGTCGTCGGCCTCGGTGATGCGCTTGCGGGCGACGAAGCGCCCCTCGCCGTTCTCGCGGATCCGGGTCAGCGTCCACCCAGCGCCTGCGATCGTGGCGGTGGCTCGGGCGTCGCTCCGCGTTCCGGTCTTGCTCATCGTCCCTCGATCTCGAGAAGGCGCACGGCGTGCTTCGGGATGAGTACAACGCCGCCCTTCTCGAATGGGAGACGGTAGTCCCGATCCTGGTTGAGTACGTCCCTGACGCCACGGAACGTCTGTTTCTTGCCGTCCGTGAACTGCACCTGTACGGTCATGCGGTTCCTCTCATGCTGCGGTTGCTGTCAAGTCGTCTGGCAGAAAAACTGGTTCCTTGGCGGCCCAACTGTCAGCCACGACAGGCTCGAAGCTGAGGGGCACGATCAGCTCGAAGCCGAAGCCGTGCTCGCACAAGGCGCGGATCTCGGGGAGGCGGTCGTCCGACCACTCGGCACCGGGCCTCCACAGGATCTCGTCGTGCACCTGGAGGCAGATGCGAGCCACGCTGAGCGGAATGCGCTTGCGGGCGGCGAGCATCGCCCGGCGGACTATGTCCGCAGCGCTCCCCTGCACCTTGTGGCTTACGGCCTGGCGCTCGGCGCTGTACTGGAGCATCCAGTTCGCGCTCTTGAGATCGGCCAGGTGTCGCTTGCGGCCTGCCAGCGTCTCGACGTGGCCGTCGATCTGGGCCTGCGCGATCACCTCGTCCCGCCAGGCGAAGAGCCTCGGCACGGTCTCCATCATGTCATGCAGGAGCTCGTCGGCCTGTCCGGCGTCGTAGCCGCGCACGCCGTTGACCGCCATCGTCTGGGCGAGGGTCTCCCCTCGGGCCCCGTACTGGCTGGCCAGCCACACGATCTTCATGGTGGGCCGGTTCTCGTTCTCTTTGGTCTCGGGCCCTCCCCAGGCGCGGGCGGCGAGCACCCCGTAGAGATCCTTGCCTGAGCGGAAGACGTCGAGCATGACTGGATCCTCGGAGAAGTGCGCCGCGATGCGGGCCTCGAGCCCGGCGTAGTCGCCGACGATCAGGTCTCCGCGGAACAGGCCGCGCACGTCCGACTCTTTCGCGACCTGCTGCAGGTTCGGCTCGCGCCCGGCCAGCCTCCCCGAGGCGGTGCCTGACTGGTCGAAGCGGCCGTGCAGCTTGCCGTCGTGCTCCCTCCGAATCCAGTCGACGAGGTAGGAGCGCAGCTTGTCGAGCTTCTTCCACTCGATGTAGCGCGCGATCCACGGGTGGTCGCCGTAGAGCACGTCGAGCACCTTGCCGGAGACCGTCGGGCGCAGACCGGGGTGCTTCTCTTTCGGGACAGCCAGCCCGAGCCCGTCGAGCCACTGCGTGCCGTACGCGTACTCGCGCCCCACCTTGGTCACCCGGACGCCCGTCGGCGCGATTCCCTGCACCTTCTCCAGCTTCGCCTCGGGGGTCATGCCGTTCAGCCGAGGGATCGAGAACTTGACGGGCTGGCTCCAGAGCTCGGTGTAGAGGAACCGTGCAACCTGGTCGCCGGAGCCCGGGTTGAAGTCGATGGCTCGCGTGGCTTCCACGAGCTCGCGCCCCAGCGTCTCGCGCCGCGTCTCGTTCTTCTGGAGCAGCCGGGTCGCAGCCTCAGAGTCGAAGGGCATCCCCTCGGCCTCCATCTCGAGCAGGAGCTTCGAGAAGGGGGCCTCTTCGCGCAGGAACATGCTCCAAAGGCCCTCGGCCTGCAGGCACTGCTTGAGCACCTCGTACAGGTCGCGCTCGGTGATCAGGTCGGACATGTTGTACTGCTCCATCTCCAGCCACGGAACGTCCTCGATGGGGACGAGGCCGAGGGTGTTCGACTCGAACATGATCCGGCCCTGGACTTTGCGGATGGGCTTCGAGATGGCGCGTCCGAGGTAGTTGAGAGCGAGAGCCTCGAGCCCGAGCTCCTGGGTGGCGTCGAGCAGCCAGGCCATGACCTTCGTGTCGTGGTACTGGACGCCGGGCCCGAGGGTCGCGCCGTCGAGCAGAAGCCAGCGCAGGTCGTAGTTCGTCTGGGCAACGATCGTGACACCGGCCTTGCGCATCAGCAGTCGCGCCATCTTCCGACCCTCGTCGGGGCGGTAGACGCGTCCACCGATGCCTACGGCCACGAGCTCCCCGAGCCAGGGCAGGTCGCCCGTGGTCTCGATGTCGAACACGACGGCGGTGCTCACCGCAGCGACTCCGGCACGACGGGGAAGTCCCAGTCGAAGAGCGCGACGCGCGGGTCGCCGACGGCGTACACGACGCCCATCGGGCCCTGGCTCGTCATGCCGATCGTGAAGGGCGAGCGTCCTGGAATGAGGGCGGGCGCCCAGCGGTCGCCGTAGAAGAGGATCACCGAGCCTGAGCGCAGGCCGCGGGGGAGGAACGAATTCAACTCCATGACCTTCACGCGTCCCTCCGCTGTTCGTAGGCGCGGAAGTAGTCGGCGATGCGCTGCGCCTCGTCAGAACTCATGCGGCTGTTTACGCGTCGATGGTTGCAGTACCAGCAGAGAATTCCTCGGACGTATTTCTTTCTCAGTTCGGGCAACATCGCCTTCCACTTCGGGACGTGGTCGTGGTCGGTGTTCCACTTGCCCCGCGTCTGCAGACAAATGGGGCACTGCCAGCCCTGGTCGGCGAGCAATTGGAGCCACTCGAATTCGTCGAGTCCGTACCGTTCCAGGGTGCGAATTGACGGAGTCACAATTCCACGCTTCGAGGCCTCGGCCAGGAGCTTCACGACCTTGTTCGCGTCAGTCATTCAACCCCATCTCGATGCCGGACTCGGGGCCCAGCGCTAGGGTGAGCAGCGACCCGACGCGACGCGCGAAGTCCTGCGCCTCGCCCTCGGCCTTGAAGGGCTCGGACATGGCCAGCTCGTGGAAGTGCATCCAGTCGAGGTACTGGCGAAAGGCGATGCCCTCGACTTTACGCGCAGCCTGTTCGAGAATCGCGATGCGATCCTCCAGCTCCACGACGCGGGCGCGATGGGCCTTGCAGATGTCCGAGACCATGCTCACGCCGTCACCTCACGCTTCGGAGCCTGCCGCGGGATCTGGTACCCGGCCAGCCAGCCCGACTCGATCGTCTTCATGGCTTCGGCGGAGCGGAGCCCGATGCTCTCGGCCACGGTCAGCAGCCGTTCGAGCGCCGCAGCCCGGGACAGCTCGCCCCCGGCCTCGAGCTGGGCGAGCCCGAACGCGATCTTGTTCAGCGCGTCGTTGCGCCCGCCCTCGGGAGCGTCGGCGAGCTCGACCAGGGCGTTGCGGAGGGCGGCCTGCCCGTAGGCGGTGCCATCCTCGAAGGGGAAGAACTTCGGCTCGGCGGCCTCGTCGGCGTTCGCGCGCGTCTCGACGACGAGCTCTTCGAGCAGCCACTCGGGCGCTCGAGCTGGAGCTCCGCCGACAACCCAGACGTAGCCCGGGCTCGGAGGCACGATCACGTAGCCCTTGCCTGCCCTCTTCACGTCGACCCCCGGCCCGAGCGAGCCCCGGAGCGTCAGGTCAGGCGGGACAAGGAACCAGAAGTGAGAACCTCCGCTCTTCGTCCGCGTGCGCCGCGTCCGGGGGAGCCAGCGGGTGACACTGACGAGCAGAGCCATGGTGTCGGCTCCCCCGTTGCGGGGATCCACGTCGAGCACGAACGTGCCCGGTGTGATGGCCGCCCCGATCATCCCGTCCCACGACCAGGCGCGGATGGTGTCCGCGTCGGTGGTGGCGTCGTGGAACCCGTGCGACGTCGACGGTGCCTTGTCGACCCCGCAGGGGAACACGGCGACGCCGGAGCGGGCCAGGGTCAGGGCGGCCTGGAGCACTACTCGGCTTTCTTCAAGGCGATGAAGTTGCCGAACTTCTCCATCTGGACGAGCACCGGCTCGCCCTGGTTGTCGGCGTCGTCGAGGTACTCGACGAGCGCTTCGAGCATGCGGTCGCGAGTCGTCGGAGGCGACGCCTTGGCGAAGCCGATGAACCGCTCTTCGTCGTCCCCGGTGAGCGGGTTCGGGAGCAGCACCGTCGCGAGGAAGCGCGGGTTGCTCTTCCCCTGGTACTGGTTCTCGTCGTCCTCTTCGACCTTCACGATCTGGAAGGCCACCTGGTTCTCGATCAGGCTCGCCTTCTCGTCGGCGGTGACGTACGCGCCGCCGCCCTCGTCCACGTACTCGTCCCAGAATCCCATCGTTCGGATCCCCTTCCTGGCCCTAGCTGGGCCGTCGACTTCGCTTGAGGACGTTGCGTCCCTCAGCGATTGCTTGGCAGTGGAGAAACATCTCGAACACCTCGTCGTTGAGGTTGAACACGGCGCGCTCGTACTTGCCGGAGGCGGTAGGGCGGATCACGATGCCCCACTCGATGGGGCTGCCGTCCGGCGTGAGCGCCACCTCGGAACCGTCGTTGAGCCCCACGAAGTCGCCACGCGCGTAGGCACAAAGCTGCATAGCGGTGTCGTCGTAGATGCTCTTCCCGGTCTTGACGTCGATCACGACGTTCTCGCGGGCCTTGGTCGGTTTCTTCTCTATGCCCGCCCTCCCGAGGACGTCGGCCGTCCCGCCGTACTCGTGAGCTCGGGAGAAGACCGTCTGCTCGGAGTGGAAGATCTCAGGCTTCCACTCGTCGAGGAACAGGAGCACGCCCTCGACCATGCCGTGGGCCCCCTTCCAGAGGCTGCGGGGAACGCGGGCCTCTTCGAGCTGCGCCCCGAGCACCTTCGGGTCAAGCTTCTCCCCGGTGAGGTGCGACTCGAGCGCGGCGTGCACGATCGTGCCGCGATCGGCCTTGGCGCCAGCGGAGCGGTTGCGAGCTCCCTTGAGGTAGTCGATCGCCCCGCGCTGGTCGTCCTTCTCCAGCATGGCCGCCACGATGGCGTGGTTGTCGACCGCACACTCGGCCGTGATCTTCGCGGCCCAGGGGATGAGGAACGGCTTCGGATACCCGTTGCCGATCGAGTAGGTGACCGAGGCCACCTCGAACTCGTAGGGCGGCTGGGGCGGCCACGCGTAGGTGCGGTCGCCTGAGCTGGTGGTCTTCGCGAGGGCTGGGGTGGTCACGCGTTCCTCCTATGTCTGCGTACGTTCCACCCGGCGAGCTGCCAAGCGGCGGTGGTTCCGAATCCGTAGAGCGCGCCGATCGCGGTGCCCTCGTACATGCGGGGGTCAGGCGTCGCCTCGGCCGTCGGGTAGGGGTCGTAGTCGCGAGAGCACGCGTCGGCCTCGCCGAACACGCAGCGCTTCGCGTGGATCCCCCGCTCGTCGCCGTGGCGCAGGAAGTCGATCGCGCAGGCCCGCTCGGCGGCCCGAAGGCCTACGAGCCGCGCCGCACGCTTGTACCGGGCCTCGGCTGGAGTCACTCGTCCTCCAGGAGGCGGCGCATCTTCTCGCCGAAGACGTGCAGGAGGTTGTGGCGCGCCTGGAAGTCGCTGCGATTGCCATCCTTGTCCACGTCGAAGACCAGGTCGCGGAAGATCGTAACCCCGTTCAGCTTGAGCGCCGCGTACCGACACGACGCCTCAGTGCCGTTCGCCTGCCGCATCGGCTCGCCAGTCTCTACTTCCACTGCGACTTTGAGGTTCACGCCCGCTCCTGCAGTCGAGCTCGGGCTAGAGCTCGGTCGATCGTCGCCTCGCCGATGTTGAGCACGCGGCCCAGGGCGTCCATGTTGCCCCCGGAACGCGAAAGCGCCAGCAGGCGGGCGTCGATGCGAGCCCGTAGCTGGCGCTGCTCGGCCGTTGGACGGCCAATCCTGTAGGCCGCGGACACTTCCGCGTATGTGAAGCCGAGCTCCGCCTCGACGGCGTCGCGGAGCACAAAGAAGTCCACGTACTCGCCGTCGGTCAGCACGCCTCGGTGGGCGACGAGCCCGCTGTCACGGTTCTCGTTGCCGGGCGTCACGATGCCCCAGCCACCGTCGTTCATGAACTCGGTGGTCACGGGGTCGTCGGGCGACCCTTCGGCGCGCGCCACGCCGTCCCAACGGGCTGAGCCGTCGAGACCTGCGGCGTCGAGCATGTTCTCCCGACTTGCGTCGGGGAGCTTGGTCACGTTCATGTCGTCCTTTCGGTCTTTCGTTTGATTCATCAACCTTAGAGGGCAGAGGGGCATCACTTACAGGGTACCCACCCAATGGGACGTATGTGATGCTGCTTCGCCCTCTAATGGTGAAGGGTCATTGTTCATATGTCCGCGTAGGCGCGGAAAACCGGCATAGCAGCGGCCGGGACGCGCGGACACCTGTGGGCTCTAGACGGACGGGTCTTGCAGTTTCCGTCAGTCCTGTCCAAGTTGTGACCACGACGTGCGCTCAGCGCGCACGCCTCCTGGCTCGGCCGGTAGGCACGGGCCACGGAAGTCCTGCATCCTCCGCCTGCTGGCGTCGCCAGCTAGTCGGGTGAGTCGTACGCGCGGCGATGATCTCGCCGCGTATTCGTCTCTCGGTCTTGTCGCGGTTGCGCACCCTGTCCTTCATGTCGGGGTGCCCCGCCACGTAGCGCTCGAGCGCCTGCTCGACGGTCTCTTCCGGGGCCAGGAGCGGGAAGTACACCCGCTCGACGGTCTCGAACGGAGCCGGGAGCGTGATCATCAGGTAGTGGCCGCTCGGCTTGGTCTTCATGAGGACGACGTGGGCTGATCGGGGTACTGGTCGGACTCGGGGAACTGGACGTTCCAGCCCGTGAGCACCCCGGCGTCGACCGCCTGGTACAGCAGGTCGTACGCGACCGCGAGGGCCTGCTCGGTGCTCAGGGTCACGATGGCGATGTCTGCCGTCACGTCCCCGAAGAACCGATGCAGCTCGGCCTTCTCCACGTCGTGAACGGGCTGCCCGCGATGGGCGCCGTTCGTGCTGAGGGTGAGCGTTGCCATGGATCCTCCTTCGGTTGACTACGACGAGCCGGAGCTCGTCAGGACAGGCGCTCGACGAGCTCGCGCGCCGCCCTCTTCATGTGGGTCTGGAAGCCGCGCCCACGCCCTTCGGCGTAGGGCCACGGGAAGTCGAACTGGTCGGCCGTGAGATCCACGACCGAGCCGTCCTCGTCCCTGAGCCACCAGTGGCTGATACGGGTGTGCTCGGTCTCGACCACCCCGTGCATCGGCGTGATGCCCGCGGCCTTGCCGCCCGCCAGGACGTACAAGGCCTCGGACGCGGTGTAGCACTGGTCGTGCGGGTCTCCGATCTCAGCTCGAACGCGAGCCTTGAGGGCCTCGCTGATCATGAGCCGGAGTTGTCGCCGCGGCACTGCCCGGCCTTGTGGACGATCAGGCAGCAGCCGCACATCCCTGCCTTTCGCTTGCTCATGACTCGTCGCTCTCGAACTCGGGGTTGCGGGCGAACTCGGCGTGGAAGACCACACCGCCCGACGTGACGTCGTACGAGTGCTGCATGACCTTGAGCGTCCAGGCCGCAGGCGGGTCGATCCCGAGCGCCGCTTCGAGTGCGTCGTGCGCCAGGTTGTGCGCGCCGAGCACGTTCGGGGCCTTGCCGTCGCAGGCGAAGGTCTCGATGAGCGGCATGGTCAGGATGTTCGGATTCATGGTGCCTCCTTCGGTTGACTACGACCCGGCGAACCGGGCCTATCGCATCCTTCTGATCGCCTCGACGAACCGTCGGGAGATCTTCGAGTCGTTGATGTCCTGGTCGTCGTCGTACGCGTCCGAGCTCGCGAACTTGTACCACGCGTCTTCGAGCGACCGGAGCCAGCGCGCCCAGTCGTCCGGCCACGCCTTCCCGCGCCACTCGGCGAGGGTCTTCTCGACTGCGTCGAGCACGGCGACGGGGTTGTCGCTGTGGAGTGCCCGGGTCAGACGAGCCTTCTGGGCCGTGAACTCGGCCTTGGTGACGTACTCGGTCATGACATTCCTTCCGTTGACTACGACCGGGGCGCGACTACGCCCCCGGTGTGGTAGCTCAGGATCAGGCTAAGGCCCGGTGCTTTCGCTCACTCGCGAGGATTCTGTCGCCTCGCGCCGGGTGCCCTCCATGACTACGACCGGAGGCTTCGGGTCTTCTGAACGCACCCGGGCCACCTCCGGTGTGGACGGCCGGGATCCAACCGGCGTCTCGGTCAGTGGGGCGCCCATGACCGCGCATCTAGAGCCTGTCTCATGCTTCGACCACGACCGGAGGGGAGCTCGTGGCTCCCCCCTCGATCTCGTACTACCGCGCGTTCACGATGTCGTGAATGAGCGGGGTGAGGCGACCCTTGGCGGGCTCGTCTCGCAGCAACGAACGACCGACCTTCGTGGCGTCGTTGTGTGCCTTGCGGATGTGGTCGAGGTACTCGACCCCTGCGAGCTGCAGGCCGTACGCGGTGAGCTTGTGCTCGTCCGGGATCGTCGGCCCACCGAACAGACCGAGAACGTCGGTCTTGGCCTTCTCGACGTTGGTCTGGACACGAGCGGAGTACGCGCCCTTGGCCACGTCGGCCTTGAAGCGCGAGACCGAAGCGACCTTCTGGTCGAGCACGACCGCACTCGCGAAGAGCTCGCGATCGGCGACGGTGACCGGAATTGCGGCCATCGCCTCCATGACCTCGCGGTACTCAGCGATGTCGCGGCGAGCTCCCGTGACCGCCTTCTTCGCGTCCTCGACACGGTCTTTCCAGTTCTGCGTGTGTCGGATCGAGAAGTCGGTGCCCAGGCGCTTGCCCTGGGCCTCCGAGGCAGACTCGGTGTTGGCGCAGACGATGCGCACGTTGGTCGAGCGACCGCGGAGTGCACCGCTGCCGTCATGGCTCCAGCTCAGGCCGATGTACGGGAGCGTGACCGAGTTGTCTCCGGTGATCTGGATCGGCTCGTCGAGCCTCAGGGTCAGTGCGCAAAGCGCGCCGTCCTTGAGAGTCACGCCTGTCTCGTACAGGAAGCCCTGGTCGAGCAGCGCCTCGGCGAAGTCGTACGCGACGGTGTTCTGAATCACCGCGTACGAGTCCTTGGCGATGTGGAGCAGGTTGCCGTGAACAGGCGACTTGCGGTCACTGTTCGACGTCGCGATGAGCTGGCGCCAGCCGGGAACCTCGATGAAGGCCGGAGCCTCTGGGTTACCGACTCGGGCGAACAGCGGAGCTGCCGTCACGTCGAAGTCGTGGCCCGCGAGAAGAATCGCCTCGTCGCGGCCGGGGTACTCCATCGGAACGCTACCGAGCTCGTGCCAAGGGAGCTCGCGAACCGAGAAGCCGTAGGTGAAGAATGCAGGCATGGTTCCTCCTGTTGTTGTGCCCGAGCGGGATGCTCGGACGACTACGACCCGGCGATGCCGGGCCTTGCTACAGGGGAAGGGTGAAGCCGTACGCGAACGGGTGGAGGTAGGCGTCGAGCGCCTTGTCCACCGGGATCTCCAGTGTCTCGCAGACACCGTTGAGGTAGCAGGTCACGAACGTCTGACCCTCGGCGTCGACGAGCCCCTGGACGTGGAAGCCGTCGGCCGTCCGCCCAGCCCAGGCCCGCAGGCCCTTCGGGACGAAGTCGTCGTCGTTGATCGCAACGTCGATCGGCGGGGACACGGGCGGGAGTGCGACGGTCGGACGATCGGTGACCAGGCGCACGCCAGCGATGCGGTCTACGCGGTTCATGGTTCCTCCAGTGTTTGACTACGACCGGGCCTCGCGGCCCAGCCTGGTCAGAATTACGACTCGTGCTCCCACGCGGTGCCTCGGCAGTCGTGCGGCCCAGGCCCCTCGTGGTCGCAGAAGAAGGGCTCGATCCGGGCGGTGGCGATCGGGAGCTGCTCGCGGTACCAGCTCAGCTCTTTGCCCGTCTGGAGAATGCTCGTCCAGAGCGCGCCGCACTCGGCGGCGTCGAGCTCGACGGCCTCGCCTGCGATGAACGCCTTCCACACCTTCTGGCGTGCGGCGATCTCGCGGTCGTTCAGGTCGCGAGCGATCTCGGCGTACGTGTTCATGGTGCCTCCCTGGTTGACTACGACCGGAGGGACGCGACGTCCGGCCGGGCCGTCTGCGTCCCCCTGAGGGTCGAGGCTGGAGCGGGTGTCGCCCGTACGTGTTGAGAAGACCGAGAGAGGGATGTACCGCCGTTGCCTTCGAGCGTGGCCATGGCTGCAGCTCGTCGGCGTGTGGTGGTCTACCTCAGGTCTCCCAGTGACGGGAGATCAGTGCCCTCCAGACTACGACGAGAGCGCCTTGCACGGCGCCCCCGCGTTGGTCTTGCAGTGCTCGGTTCACTCGCCCGTACGCGTTCGGCGGTTCTGGCTTCATTCAGGGATCCTCCGGCATCGGCTGGGAGCGCCCGGATCGTGGTGGGCCTCGGCGCGTGCAAGCGCTTCGACGTACCGCATCCGGTGCGGGCCATGCCGATCGTGCGCCGGACGGTGATCGTTAGCCGTCAGGCCAGGCCTTAGCTGGACAGTTCCTCCCGAGGTACAAGACTACGACGGGGGGCGCTCATCAGATGGCCCGGCTCGGTGAGTCTGTCGGATGCCTTGCGGCGGTGACTTCTCTGCACGTCCGGATCATTGCGTACCCCCCGCCTGAACACCGGTCTGTCTCCGGCCTGTTGTTTCGGCCCCAAGGGGACTGCTCGGATCGAGGTGGGCCGTGGCTCGAAAGCCACCCGCTCACAAGGCGGTCGTCAGGTAGTCGCCTCGATCCTCCCCGTAACAGGAGGGGGAATCTTTGTGCCTCGCTCCAAGGCGGATGTCGGAAAGCGACGTTTCGCCCTGGTGAGCCGGGGCTGTCCGATGGTGGCTGCTCTCCCGACTCAGGCTCGCCTTACCCGGGAGCTCAGCTTCGAGCTCGACCGTCGCGACCGGGGGATCGTCACCCGATTCGCTTACCGACTCTGCGCGACGCCTTCTACTGGCGGGAGAGTGTTTCGGTGGCGCCTGCTCATCTTCTACATGCACCGGTTCCTGTCAAGTCCCCCAAACGGGGGATCTTCGAGAAGGGCCACGAGGGAATGCGGCTTTGCGAGGAGGCAATGTGACCGACGACGAGCACGACGAGCTCCAGGACGTGGACATCCAGGCGCTCGAAGCCCTCGCCGAGGCGGGAGCCGAGCTCGATCCTCGCCCCGTGTTTCCGGGCGACTGGTCGGCGGCCCAAGGCTTCGAGCGGACGGCCCACATGCGCTTGGTGAAGGCCTGGAAGGAGCGCCACGGGCTCTTGGCAGTGCCGACGCCTTCGAGCGAACGGCAAACCCAGGCTTCGAGCGGTTCTGCCCAGCAGACCGGAGACACCGCCACCGTCCGCGCCGTCGCCTTGGCCATCCTGAACGACCCCGACGCCCTCGACACGAGCCGGATCGCCGCCGGGAAGCTGCTGGTGCAGGCAGACCCGGACGCTCGAAGCCATGGCCATAGCTCCGCAGCCGAGGTGTGGAGGGCAAGGGCTCAGGCCCTCGAGCTCCTACCCCTCGACCAGCGCCTCGCCTTCCTGACGCAAGAGGTGCATGGCACGACGGGCAGTGCCGACGGCTTCGAGAGACAGGAAGAGGCAGCGCGCGACGTGCGCGCAGAGAAGGAGGAGGGGGGCCATCCCTCCGCGCGAGCGAGCTCGGCCCGGGACTCCGCTGGTACCTCTCGTCCGCAGGATCTGCACCCGGCCCATCCGTAACGGAATCACCTGTTACGCGTCGGAACCGTAACAACAACGTGCTCTGGTCGTAGCAGGTTAGGCAGCGCGCTATAGTCGCTTGCAGAAGGTGCAACGTGCTATGGTAGACGCGCCGACCGGTGCCCCGCAAACCCGCTCGTAGAGCCAAGCAAGATGACTAATGCAATGGGCAATGACCTCAGCCAGTTGCAAACGCACCAACATGATCTACTTGCATGGTACCCCCTATGGCCATAGCCCATCGCCATAGCCTGTGTCCCCCCGCGTCTCGAAGGCCGTCGCCATCGCGCCGTGCGGGCCCCTCTGACCACGCGAGGACTCGGCCGGAGTGCTCTGTCACCTCCGAAACTCTTGACCTCCTCCAAAACCCCCCGTTTGCGGGGGAAAACGGAGACCTACGGAACGGCTTCGAGCGCCCGGGCTTTCGGCAGAAGCCCGCTGAGCGCCTCGAGCCCCTTCCCTGCAAGCCGACCATACCATGTTGCAACATCTGCAAGAGTGGGGGCTGGAAACCGGTGGTACTCGGGGACGGTCATGTCCTAGACCTGATACCGAGAGGACAGTAGCCGACGGAGGCCCCCACCCACCCTTCAAGGAGCCCCATGGACGATCCCGTCATCTCGATCATCGCCAAGGACGCCACGCACGCCGTCAAGCGGGCGATGCGCGCCTACGACCGCATCGAGAGCGAGCACAACCGCCAGATGCACGCCCAGCTCGAAGACGTGAGGCTCCACGGCCACAAGGATCCCCTGCGGCGCTTCCGCTCGAGCTCCCCCAAGGCGACGACCTACACGCCCGACCCCACCCAGAAGCGGCGCCCCCGTGGCGGCTAAGTCCCAGCTCGACCGCATCGAGGACATGCTCAAGACCATCCTCGAGCGGATCCCCGAGGTGGCCACGGTCGAGGAGATCCCCGAGGAGACGGTGAAGTCTCTCGCCGCCCAGTACGGGCTCCAGGCCGAAGCAGGCCCCGGCGAGACCCTCCCCTACCTCCAGAAGCCGCTCACCACCGAGAACAGACCGGATCCGCACGGCGGAGCTCCTGCGACCATCGTGTACGAGCCCGACCCTGAGCCTGAGCACTTCGGCGGCCTTCCCCAGTTCCGAGGGGGTGAAGAGCCGCGCGAGGTGGAGAGCGAGAAGACGAAGGCTCCTAAGGGCACCGAATGACGATCAACCCGCTCGACTCCCACGTCCCGATCCGAGACTTCTCCCAGAAGGCTCTCGTCGAGTACATCCTCCAGTGGATCCAGGATCACCCCGGCGGGGGCACGACCACGATCCGCAAGGCCGGGGTCGACGTCGGTACCCGCGCAGCCCTGAACTTCATCGAGGGCGCGAACGTCACCATCACGGCGGTGGACGACTCGGGCAACGGCGAGGTGGACATCACTATCGCGTCGACCGGGGGCGGTGGCGGCGGAGGGAGCGGGGGCACGATCCTCCTCCCGAACATCCTGGCCCCGATCGACCCGCGCCTGATGCGCGAACAGGTCGCCCTCGGGGTCGGAGGCTACATCATGGGCGTCCGCGTCGTGATCCCCACGACGGGCACTCTTCACGACTTGTCCGTCTTCGTGACCGGGGGTTCGGGTGGCACCGTCGACGCGGGCCTCTACTCCACCGCCGGGACTCGCTCACGTCTCTACCACACCGGGGCCCTAGCGTGCCCCGCGAACGGAGTCTGGACGATCCTGGCCGACCCGAACCTGTCCGTGGTCGAGGGCGAGCAGTACGACTTCGCGATCACCTTCACGGACGGGCCAGGTTTCGCCGGGATGAGCCTGGCGGCCTTCCCCGGAGGACATCTGCCCGTGGGCTTCGAGATGGGGCAGGCCGCGCTCGCCAAGGTCGCCTGGTACGCGGCGAACCCCGACGGCGTAGGGACGACGCTCCCCTCCACCCTCGCAGAAACAGACCTCAACGACTCCAACCTGATCCTGGGCGTCATCGCCCACATCACCCCGTCCGCGAGCCCGAGCACCGCGATCCCCGGAGGCGTCGGCCCGCCCGGTATGCCCGGCCAGGACGGCGAGGACGGAGAGTCGTGGATGATCCCCGGCCCGCCCGGCGCAGGCACTCAGGGAATCCAGGGCAACCCTGGTTCCCCGGGAGCCGCAGGCCCCGCGGGAGCGATGGGGCCGTGGGGCGCGGACGGCGAGGACGGCCTGGACTTCATCGTCCCCGGCCCGGCAGGCAAGGACGGCGCGGCCGGAACCCCCGGTGCCGCAGGAGCCGCGGGCTCACCCGGAGCTCCCGGCCCATGGGGGGCCGACGGCGAAGACGGCATAGACTTTCTGTTCCCCGGCCCAGCCGGAGCGAAGGGCGACCAGGGCATCCAGGGCGTCCAGGGCAACCCCGGCACCGCCGGAACTGTTGGCCCGGCAGGCGCACCCGGCCCGTGGGGGGCCGACGGCGAGGACGGCGTAGACTTCATCATGCCGGGCCCGGTCGGAGCGACCGGAGTGGCCGGTTCACCCGGTGCTCCCGGAGTCGCAGGCCCCGCAGGCCCGATGGGAATGCAGGGTGACCCCGGAGACGACGGCGACACCTTCATGATCCCCGGCCCCGCCGGAGCCCCCGGAGCGGCAGGAGCGGGCGGCACCGCTACGACCGTCGAGAAGAACCTTTCGGCGACCGCGGTCAACCAGGGCAACTTCACCATCACGGACGCGGCGATCCAGGCGACCGACAAGGTGCTCGTCACCCAGGCCCCCGGGCCATACACGTCCAAGGGCACGCTGGCCGACGAGTCCACGATGGATCAGATCGTCTGCGTGGCCGTCCCGGCCGCCGGGTCTGCCAAGGTCTACTGGACGGCCGTCTCGCGCGGCGTCGGCTTCGTCCGCGGCAACTTCAAGTTCACCTACCAGCGGTTCGCGTAAAGGAGCGGCATGGCAGTCCTCGAAGGCGGTGTTTCAGCAGTACTGGCCGGAGTCGGTGCGGAGGCGGCCAAGGGCTTCCACGTCTCGGCGAAGCCGGTGGACGCGGGCGCGCTCGGCCACTACAAGTACGGTGGCTTCACGGGCATCCTCCCGGCCGCTCTCGCGGCCAACTCGGAGATCTTCCAGTTCCGCTGGGTGGACGCGACGCGGATCGCCCTGATCCTCAAGGTCAAGATCAGCGCCGTCGTCTCGACCACGTTCTTCGCCGCAGGAGTCCCCGTGCAGATCGACCTCGTGAAGGCCACGGGTTGGACGGGCCAGGGCACGCTCGGCACGTCCGTCGCCCCCGCCGCACTCCTCAAGGCCCGTACCTCGATGGGCAGCTCGCTCGTCGGCTCGGGAGACATCCGCATCGCCACCACGGCCGCGCTCGGCGCCGGAACCAAGACGCTCGAGACGCTGTCGATGGCGGCCCTCGTCGCCCCCGGCCCGATCACGGCTTCACTCAACGGGCAGATCATCGCCCCCGGTACCATCCTCTGGGAGCCCGACCTCGGAGATGGCGAGCACCCCCTCGCCCTCGTCGCGAACGAAGGCTTCGTCATCCGCTCGGTAGCCGTCCCCGGCACCGGAACCTGGACGGCCGCTGTATCGATACAGTGGGCCGAAGTCACCGTCTTCTAAGGAGATAACATGCCCGGAATCCCGAAGCGAATCGTAGGCCCCGCAGCGGTGGCCACCGGCCCCACCACGGTCTACACCGTCCCGGCGAACACCCGCACCGTCGTGCGCCACATCCACGTCCAGAACCCGTCGGGTTCCATCGTGACCTTCTCGCTGTCCGTAGGCGCAGACGCGGCCGGAACGCGCCTCTGGGACGCCTTCAACATCCCGGCTGCCGCCGCGGGCGAGCGCGAGTCCGTCAAGGACTTCTTCGTCTACCTCCCGCTCGAGGCCACCGAGACGATCCAGCTCAAGGCGGGCACGAACAACATCCTGACCATCGTCATCAACGGCGACGTAGTCCAGCTCTCATAAGGAGGGATCATGGCTTACCCTTGCACCAAGGCATCGTTCGGAGGCTCGGCGTTCGCCGTGGTCGACGACCGCACCATCGTCTCTGCCCGCTCCACAACCCAGAGCTCCACGGCGCGCGTGTCCGACAACTCGGGCCGTGACACGGGCACCCAGCGCAACCGCCTTACCGCGGGCACGTTGGTCTCGAAGGGTGGCCGCGACGCCAACGCCGCGACCATCGGCTGCGGGTACTGACATGGCGAAGAAGACCAACTGGAACCAGGGCACTCAGGCGGGAGCCTCGAGCGGCCTCGTGGTCACCACGGACGACCGCACCATCGGCTCGCGCTCATCGGCGCAGGGCGCGACGGTGCGCGTGTCCGACAACACCGGCAAGGACGTCGGTACCGTCAAGGTCGTGGGTAGCCAGGGCGTCCTCGCCTCGAAGGGCGGGCGCAAGCCGGAGCACGGGTTCTGAGTGCAGATCCTGCTCTACACCCCTAACTCCATCTTCGCGATCGAGCCCCACGAAGAGGAGCAGCTCAAGGGTCTAGGGTTCGGCTCCGGAGATCCCTTTGCCGAGGAGGAGCAGCTCACCGCCCTCATGGTGGCGCTTCTCGAGCGCCGGAAGAAGATCGAGGAGCTCGTATGGACACAAGGCCCTCCCCGCTAGGACGCAACCGCACGCCCTTCGAGGGCACGCCCGCCGAGCTCAAGCCGCTCGCCGAGCAAGTCCTCGGGTGGGTGCAGAGACAGCGCGAGCACTCCGAGTACCTCGCCTTCCCTGACCCTGACGACCTTCGCCGAATAGAGCTGATGGCCCTCGCCGTGCGCGAGTGGTCGATGTTCCTCCAGCTCTACAGCCTCAGAGGCTGACGTGGTGAACCTCTGGTTCCAGCACGCGGCCAACACGATGCTCGAGGGCTGGTACTACGCCCCCGAGGGGGCACTCCTCGACATCCTGCTCTACAACATCGCCGTTCGCTGGCTCGTACACCGAGCTCGAACGGCCGAGGCCAGTCGTGGCTGAGTACGACTTCACCACCGTCGACGAGTTCCTCGCCCTCTGCGACACCAAGCCGTCGCCGAAGCTCGTCAAGTGCTACGGCTGCGGGAAGTGGATCCGCGAAGGCGAGCGCTATGTCTCGAGCTGGCTCGGCCAGTTCCACCTCGACTGCAAGGAGACGATGCCCTGATGCCCCAGCCACGGAAGTTCGAGAGCAACGCCGATCGCCAGGAGGCCTACCGCCTCCGGAAGCAGGGACACCCGATCAACTCGTCCCAGGATCTCAGAAAATTTCATGCCCAGCCCGGACGTGTAACGGGCTCCATCACCGACCGAGTGGTGGCCACCGCGAACAGGGCGCTTGCGTCCTACCAGGAGAGCTGACATGGCCGACGAAGCCGACCAGAGCGTCGTCGTACGACCCCCGAGCCTGAACGACACCCTCCCAGACCGCCTGCCGCAGAGCGACGCGATCAGCAACGCCGATCGTGGAGCCAAGATGAGGGGCGCTGGCTGGGGCCACGCCGACGGCAAGGGCAACGCGGGCATCGCCCCGCCCCCCATCCCTGAGACTCCCGTGCCCTCCGGCTCGGCAGGCTCCAAGCTGCCCGACTACTACGGGTGATCCGCCGTGGGCCTGGGCGGCAAACGCAAACCGGATCCGCCTGAGCCCCCGGAGCAGACCTGGAGCTACCGGTGCTCGACGTGTGGGATCAGCTTCCCCATGATGGGCCCCTGCAAGGCCTGCGGAGAGCAGACCTCGATCATCTCCAACGCCCCGCCCGACCCTGACTGGGAGTACGCGGTGAAGCTCCTCACCGCCCCGTCGCTCGAGGCGGACGACAAGGTCGGTTCCTGGCGTTTCCGGCAGCTCCTCCTTGAGGGCGGCTACGCCGTCCGTGAGGCCGAGGTGCTGGCCGCCGACCGCTCCATCGATCTTCACCGTGCCGTAGAGCTAGGGAAGAAGACCCCATTCGCCTTCTCCATCCTCTCGTAAGCCTTGCCGCCGTCGCGGCCCTCGCCCTGACAGGAGCCCCCGTGGCCCAGTCCGCGTACACCCCGAAGGATCTGAACGCCGCCCTGACTCAGCTCATGGGGCGTCGGGTCAACCTGGGGTACATGGGCAGTTCGGTGCGGCCGACCCTGACGGGCAACGCGAACATGTCCGTGAAGACCGGGAACATCCACTTCACGCGCCCCATGTACGACGCCTTCCTGGGCGCGCCGCAGAAGACCCCGACGCTCGCCCTCGCGCTCGGCATCCTCGGGCACGAGCTCGGCCACTTCTCCACCGGGGGCCGCTCCAAGGGCGTCCCCAACGCCACGGGCGGCACGGACTACCCTGACCCGAACGAGGAGCTGAAAGCGGCCGACCTCTGGGGGCGGCAGAACATGGTGCGCATCGTGCAGGCCCTCGGCCTCGACCCGCGGTACGCCAGGCACGTCAACAAGACTTTCCGGGACTACCGAGCGAAGTACGGCTACGAGGACTCCTGATGGACTCCCTGGCCGACGCTCTCAGCGAAGCCCTCATCCCCGAGACCACCGACGAGCGGCTGCTCGTGAACTACGTCGTGGTGGCCGAGTGGGTAGACATGGAGGGGCAGCGGTGGCTGACGCGCCACGACGGCGACGCCTCCGGAACCCGCCTCCCAGAGTGGACGGCCCAGGGCCTCCTCCACAACGCTCTCCACGAGAACTGGGGAGACCAAGACTCGGACGACTGATCGTCCGACGCCCCACCGTCGCACGGGGCATACGCACCAGATGCGGTCGACGGCCGCGGTGCAGAAGGGGTAGCTCATGGCTATCGACATCGTCAACGCCACGGACGCGGACATCGCCGCGTACGGGGGTGGCACGGAGACCGTGACCAAGCGCACCGTCTTCGCGTCTTCGGCCCTCACCACGGACGCGCAGGGCGCGGCCGGAGTGCAGGCCAACGCGGCCACGGCCGTCATGAAGAACGCGAGCTCGAACGCGAACCGCGCACAGGTCGCGGGCGTCCTGCTCGACACCATCATCACGTCGGTCGACCTCTCGACGCCGATCAAGCGCGAGGCGTTTCGCCTCAAGCGGGGGCTCCAGGAGATGATCGACATCCTGAACCAGATCGGGGCCTGATCATGGCGATCAACATCCCCGGCGAAGTCCCCAACGACGAGCAGGAGCAACTGCAGAGCGTGCTCCAGAACGGCGGAAGGGTCGTCCTCCTCCCCGACGCGGGAGAGGGGCGCACGATCAAGGTCACCGTCAAGGTGGAGAAGGAGGACTGATGTTCCCCGACCTCGACCTCATCGGCAACGTGGCGTGCGGCGTGATTCTCGCGCTGCTCGTCCTCGCTCTGGCTCGGATCCTGCTGGGCGCTGCCCGCAGTGCCTGAGCCCCGTCCCACCGGCATCAAGGTGCTTCCCCCGGACTACAACCCCAACGAAGACCGGGGGAAGCAAGCCTGGGAGCTGTTCGACGACTGGATGGTTCCCCCTGACGAGGTGTTCATCCGCAAGAACGAGTACGGCGAGAGCGTCGTGCTTGCCTACGGTGGTCGTGAGATCACCCTCTGAGCGGAGAGCGTGTTGGTACGCTGCTCGGCCCCATAAGCCCGGTTCCGTGGGTTCGATTCCCACCTCCGCCATCGCCAATCCGACAGGAGAAGGACAGTGACGTGGACGCACCTCCGAACGATCATCCTCTTCTTCGGGGGACTAGCGGGAGTAGCCTACGAGGCGGTGTTCGTACACCCCGCGGATCCGTCGCTGCTCGTGGTGTTCGCAGGAATGATGGGCTTGCCCCTCTTCCTGAAAGGGACGGGAGAGAAGTGATCTTCGAGATACGAAGGAGCAAGAAGATGGCATACTCGTGGCTCTCACGCCACCCATGGACATTGCCCTACGTCGCCGTGATCGTGACTGTCAGTCTCGTTCTCCAGGTGGCGTGGCGATGAGCCCGGCAACCACGCAGGGCTTCCACAAGTGGCGCTGGCGTCTCGTCGCGCTCTGGATCGTGCTCTTCACGGCGGTCAACGCCTACGCCGTGCACCAGGGCCACCAGGCGCACGCTGCGCTCTGCGCGTACCAGGCGAACCTCGCGGCCCAGGTGGTCGACACCAAGGTCTTTCTGGTCGAGCACCCGGACGGTCTGGCGACGTCCCACGGTGAGATCCTGATCTCCGCCGCCCAGCTCCGGCTGACGCTCGCCCGTCAGCAGGCCACCCTCGCCTCCCTCGAGTCCCTGAACTGCCAATGAAGAACTGGTGGGAAGCACCTGAGTGGGCCAAGGGCCAGATCATGAGGTTTCGCCAGCCGGACGCCCCCAGCTTCACCGTGAAGCGGAGGGGCTGCACCGGAGGCCCGGAGTGTGGGTGCCCGAAGATCACGCTGCACTGCGGTGCGCACCCGGTGGAGGAGCCTTGTGAGCGAGAAGCACCTCAGCCGAGCTGAGGCGCTCGACCATCTCCGCTGGGAGATGGCTCGCCAGCACCCCCGCTACTTCCTCCCCCACATGACCGTCCCCGACTCGCGCGAGGGCACGACGTTCCACTTCGCGACGATCACGGAAGAGGAGGCGACCCTGCTCGAGATGCCCTTCTACGCGAAGGACATCTACCTCGGCAAGGAGCCCGTCGGCGAGACCTCCTGGGGCTGGCAGCGCGACTACCTCGACTTCATCATCGAGAACCCCTTCACCGCCACGCTCAAAGCCCGTCAGCTCGGCGTCTCCTGGATCTGGGACGGCGCGATCTGCTGGGATCTCGTGTTCTTCGCCGGGATCGACGACCTCGTCTACTCGATCAAGGAGGACGACGCGATCGAGCAGATCAACCGAATCTGGGATCTCTGGCTCAGCCTCCCCGACTTCTTCAAGTACGGGCTCGTCGTCAACAAGCCGTTCGGCGGAGCTCGCCCGTCCAACCGCATCGAGATCGAGCACCCCGACGGCCGCATGTCGACCGTCACTGGCATGCCCGCGACGAAGAAGTCCGGGCACTCCCGCGTCGCCCGGCGCGTCCTGTTCGACGAGGGTGCCCATCAGGAGTTCGCCCGGCCCATCTGGAAGGCGATCATCCCAGCGGCCGGGGACTCAGGCGGAAACATCGGGGCGGTGTCGACGGCCAACGGAATGTCCGACGGCTCAGGCGGCGGCAACTTCTTCCACGAGCTCTACTCCGGGGCCGGGGGCATCGACTACCCGAACGTCAAGTCGATCTTCCTCGACGTGTTCCACCACCCTCTGCGCGACGAGCGCTGGTACTCAGCCCAGAACCTCGACGCCGCGAGCATGGCGGAGCAGTATCCCCGGGACGACGACGAGGCCTTCCTCCTCACCGGAAACCCGTTCTTCGACCTGGTGGCCCTCCACTACTACGCCCGCGAGGCCCGGGTCGAGCCCCTCGGGATGTACGAATTCAAGACCTTCGGCACCAACCTCGCAGCCGCGCGACTACAGAAGCTGCAGGGTGGGCCGCTGGAGATCTACCGCCGCCCCACCGATACCGGTCACTACTTCATCGGCGCTGATTGCGCGACTGGCGACGGCAAGGACTACTCGGTGGCGGCGGTAATCGACCTGAGCGACGGCGCCCCGTGCGCCGAGCTGCGGATGAAGGCGGACTACACCGAGTTCACCCGCTCCCTCCACTTTCTCGGCCGGTACTACAACAACGCCTGGATCGCTCCCGAGAAGGGCGGCGGCTACGGAGACGTGGTGATCGCCTACCTCCGGGACGGCCACGAGGGGCGGAAGCCCTACGCACGGCTCTACCGCCACCGGCAGTTCGACGATCCCCGGCAGAAGACGAAGAAGCAGTACGGCTTCCCCATGACGCGCCCGAACCGGGCCATGGTGATCTCGGAGCTCAACGAGTGGGTGAACAAGAAGCTCTGGCCCTGGCTCACGAAGCGCTTCCGCACGGAGGCCCGGACGTTCGTCCGGCGCACGACGGGCCCGAGCCCGGCGGCCGACGACGGCGCCAACGACGACTCGATCATGGCGTGGGGGATCGCCCTCGCCGGATACGCCCGCTACGGCACGGGCCACGCGTTCGACCGACGCAAGCAGCAGAGCACGCGGCAGCGCCCCGTGACCAACCCGCTCCAACACTGAGGAGAGAGACATGCTTCCACCCGATCTGATGGCCCAGCTTCAAGGCGGAGGTGGTGGTGCCCCCGCAGGCCCCGGTGGCCCCGGAGGCGGTGGAATCCCGCCCGAGCTCCTTGCGGCGCTCCAGGGCGGAGACCAGGGCGGCGACCAGGCCCCTCTGCCCGGCGTCAAGGACGGCTCCCATGGTGGTGGTGAGGACGCGCTGACGCGCGCGATCGACGCCCTCCAGGAGGCCATCGACGCCGAGGCCGACCAGGCCGACATCCAGATCATGCTCCAGTGCCAGACCAAGCTGCAGGGCGTGCTCGCGAACAACCAGAAGGACGCGGACTCCATGATGGGCGGCAAGATGACCCCAGGCGCGACGCGCAAGGCCGCGGGTCAGGCCGGGTACTGAGGTGGCGAAGAGGAAGAACCAAGAGTCGCTCGACCGGGCGGTCAAGTTCCTCGAGGAGTCCATCCCCAGCCACGACAAGCTGATCAAGGACGTCGAGCGCCGGTCGGACGCCTACCACGGCGTGGTCAAGCGGAACTCCCGCGCGGCTGAGTGGCGGAGCCAGGTCTACGGCAAGTACGCGATGCACATCGTGGAGACCACGCTGGCCTCGCTCGTCGAGGACAAGTTCCGGTTCAAGATCCGCCCGCGAATGACGATGGCCGACCTCCAGGAGCCCGAGGCCGCCAAGCGGCTGCGCATCGGCGCGGAGGCCCACCAGGCCCTGTTCGACTGGCAGTCCCGCCAGAGCAAGTTCACGCGCATGCAGCGCCCGTTTCTCCTCCAGAACGCCATCGCGGGCATCACCGTAGCGAAGACGTACTGGGAGGAGCGCCTCGAGCGCCGCCGTCGCGTGATCTCCGTCGACCGCCCGCTGATCGACGACGACGGTGTCCAGATCGTGCACCCCGTCTCCGGGCCGGTGACGTACGCCAGTCTCGAGGAGGACGCTCGAGCGGTCACGGTCTACGACGGCCCGGTCACCGACGTGATCGACGTACACGACTTCTTCTGGCCGGAGAACGCCCGCACCGTCGACCACGCCCGATACGTGGCCCACCGGATCCGCATCTCCCGTGAGGAGCTCGAAGAGGGCTTCAAGGATGGCGGCCCCTACGGCCCGCAGGCCGGAGGCTGGACGCTTAAAGTCGTGACGAACGACCTGGGCACGTCGCGCGTGGGCGACAAGGACTCGGGCCCCCGCTGGAGCGAGAAGGAGCAGACGCACGACAAGGATCTGCTCGAGGTGGTCGAGGTGTACGACAACCTCACCAAGGAGGTGATCACCTTCGTCAACAGACGCTCGCTGCTCGCCTACTCCGACAAGTTCCCGTTCTTCCACGAGCGCCCCCCGTTCGTGGTCTGCACCACGCAGGCCGACCTCTTCCAGATCGTCGGCATCTCCCAGATCGAGAAGGTCGAGGCCCTCCAGACGATGCTCTGGAGGATCCAGAACCAGTCCCTGGACAACCTCGAGCTCATCAACAACGCGATCGTCATGTACCGCCCCGACCTCGAGGACGCCGACGCGCTGATCTTCGGGCCGGGCGAGATGTGGTCGGTCGAGGATCCCGAGCAGGTCAAGATGTGGAGCCCCGACCCCATGCCCGCCGAGATCTCCCTCAACCGAGAGGGCCTGATCAAGGGCGACATGCAGCAGCTCGCGGGCGGCTTCCCGTTCTCCTCGGGGGCGGAGTCCCAGACGGTCGACCAGAAGACGGCGACCGGAGCGTCCATCGTCACGCAGCTCGCCCAGCGCTCCATCGACATGGCGAAGCAGCCGGTGTACGACGCCTGGGAGGACATAGGCGACCAGCGCCTGATCCTCAACAACCAGTTCATCCGGGAGACCACGCTCGTCACCACGCTCGGCCTCGAGGGGGTCGAGGAGGTGCATGCGATCGAGCCGGAGCTCCTGGCCGGGGACTACAAGTTCGAGCTCGAGCCGATCCCTGACGCCGTCATGAAGCAGCAGAACCAGGCGAGCGCGCAGGCCATGGTGCAGATCTTCCAGGGCCTCGCCCCGATCCAGCTCCAGCTCGCCGCGCAGGGCATGGCGTCGATGATCAACTTCGACGCGATCATCAAGTACTACCTCAAGAGCCTCGACATCGAGGACACGGAGCAGTTCTTCCTCGCGAAGCAGCCGACGCCCCAGCAGGGCCAGGCCATGCAGCCGCCGGGCCAGGGTACTCCCCAGGCTCCGCCGGAGCAGACCCTGGGCATCACGGCGGGCGAGGGCGGCAACGCCCCGGGCTCTCAGCTCACGGCGTCTCCAGACCAGAACATGCAGAGCGCCGCGGCACTCGCGGGCGGAGGGGGTGGGGTAAACGTCTGAGCATCAGGACTTCGGTGAGGGGATCTTCCCGCGGATCGACCGCCAAGCCCTCCACTCGAGACTCGCCGCGCTCGACACGGACGAGCTCCAGATGATCGTCGACATGGCCGACGCCGGGGTGTTCGCCTTCGAGCCCCCGCTCGACCCGGCCGACATCCTCGACGAGCAGCAGCGGGAGGCAGTGACCGCCAACGTGGCACTCCTCACGGAGAACGAGGCGTTCAAGCACCTCGCGATCTGGATCAAGTCCAAGCGCGCGCGCTTCTTTCTGACCGTGGCGGAAGGCCTCGCCAACAGCCACAAGCCGGTAGACCAGCGCGAGATCGACTACAAGCGCGGATTCTGGGCCGGGGCGAACTGGTTCGCTCACACGGGCCCACACCAAGCGGCAGCGGCTTTCCGCCGTCGCCAACTCGACCAAGCCGAGGAGGCTGAGTAACGTATGTCAGAGCTGGAACAGTCGTTCATGGAGCAGTTCGCCGAAGACGGAACCTTCGACTTCGTCAAGGCGGAGATCGCTCGAGTGAACGCCACTACGTCCCCCGACGAACCGTCGGACACGGACTCCCCCAGCGAGACGGCGGCAGAGGTGCAGGAGCCCGTCGTGGATTCCACGGAAGAGGAGGTTCCGGCAGTTGTCGGAATCGAGCCGGAAGTGGAACCGGAGGAGCCCGCCCCTGTAGAGCCTGAGCCCGAGGTGGAAGAGTACCTCGAGCTGAGCCCGGAAGTCGAGAAGCTCGTCAACGAGAAGTACGGCGGCGACCTCGGGAAGGCCCTCGCGGCCCTCGGGGAGAGCCAGAGTTTGATCGGACGCCAGGGCAACGAGCTGGGCGACCTCCGCGCGGAGCTGCAACAGATCCGCGAGACGTTGGAGCGCCCCGCGCCGCAGCCCTACGCGCAGTGGCCGGACGAGTACGACGAGCCAGAAGTGGCCGTCCCTCGCTTCCGCCAGATCGCGGAGGCGGCGTTCGGTAACGAGGATCCGCAGACCTTCATCAACGCGGTGGAGGCGTGGAACCAGGTAGATCCCCTCGGGGCTGCCACCTTCAAGGACGCCAAACGCGTCGAGCTACTCCTCCGCGACCAGGAGCAGACACCCGCTCCGGCCGCGACACAGGAGGCCCCGCTCGAGACGCAGATGGCGGCCCTGGTGTCAGAGTACCCCGAGATCCAAAAGCCCGAGATCCACGCGGAGATCGGTGCTCTTGCGCAGGCACGGCCCACCCTCGGCCGGATGCTGGCGGAAGCCACTACGACAGAGCGCGTGCAGATCCTCAAGGATCTGTATCTCGAAGTTGCGGGCCGGAAAGCCTCCGAGACCTCGCAGCAGGCTCTGCGCCGAGTGGCTATCAGACGAAGCGAGGACGCCACCCAGGCTCGACGCGAGGCACAAGTCGCGAAGGGCGGGGGTGGAGCGCCACAGCCGGTTGTGGACGACGACGTGCGGATTCCCCTCGGGAAGACGCAGCAGTCGCTGTCGACGAACAAGCTGCAGCGCGAACTCTCGGCGATCTTCGGTCACGAGATCGAGATCGGCGAGTAAGGGGCCGTCCCTCCTGGGACGACACCCCCTCCGCTGAGCCGCCCAGACGGCGGCACGCAACTCAACGGAGGAGGGCCAAATGGCTCTTTCGATCGCTTCTGGAGTCCAGGACACGGAGACGGGCGTCGCAGACGAGCACGTCATCGACATGGACAACCAGATCAAGATGAAGCAGGACGACACGGCGCAGTTCATGACGATCCTGGGAAAGCTGCCCTCCAAGGCGGCCACCCAGATCAAGGTGAACTGGCTCGAGGACGAGTACATGCCCGTCCTCACGTCGCTCGCTTCCGGTTCCATCACGGCCACGGGCCAGACGGCGATTTCGGTCGCCGCTGGTGAAGGTGCCTACATCCGCGCGGGTGACATCCTGTATGTCGCCGAGTCGGGGGAGAAGCTGTCGGTCACGTCGTTGACGGCAGACGCTCTCACCGTCGTTCGCTCGGTTGGTGGCGTCGCCGCGGCAACGGCTGCCTCTGGTGGCCAGATCGTGATCCTCGGGCCGTCCGCTGCGCAGGGTGCCGACACCGGCACGCTCAAGGCGACCAAGCGTGTGTTGGGCTTCAACTACACGCAGATCTTCCGCGACCCGTTCGGTTTCACGGGCACGGAGGCCGAGGCGGAGCTGTACGGCGCTGACGACCCTGAGCGGGAGACCGCGAAGAAGGCCGTCGAGCATCGTCGGCACCTCGAAGCCAGCCTCTGGGTTGGTGGGCGCGACTTCACGTCGAACCCGCCCAGCTCCATCGGCTACATGGGTGGAGTGTCGGAGTTCCTCGTCTCGAACGTCTTCACGGCGTTCGGTGCGATCTCGCTCTCGGCATTCGACCTCAAGATGCAGCAGATCTTCCAGCAGGGGTCGATGAACAAGGTGATCTTCGCCGCGCCGACCGCCGCTGGAGCTCTGTCCCGCCTGCTCTCGAACAACTGGGTGCGGGCTCCGCAGGACGCCACGAAGTACGGCGCGAAGGTCAACGCCTTCGTCAACGGTGCCTATGGCACCGACGTGCCCGTGATCGTCAAGCGCGAGTGGGGTGCATTCGCATCCTCGGGCGCTCCCGCAGCGTTCTCGCTGGGTGGAGCGGTGTTCGTGCTCGACCTCGACCGGCTCTCTCGCCGACCGTTCAGGAACCGCGACACGCGGCTGCTCCCGAACCGGCAGGGGAACGGTGAGGACAAGGTGGTCTTCGACTACCTGACCGAGATGTCGCTCGAGCTGGCGAACGAGTCAGCGCACGGCGTCTTCTGGGGCGTCACGGGCTAATAACCCGAGCGTCCTGGTGGTGGGGGTACGGGCCTGGCCCTATTGGCCCCCACCATCGAACCCAACGCACCGACCGTAAGGAGTGTGAACGCGCATGGCGCGATTCGTTTCGCAGTACAAAGGCTACACCCACGGAGTTCGGGACGCGCGCGAGCCGTACATGGGCCTGGACGGGAAGATCGTTCCCGGGCAGATGGGCCTCGAGGCCGCCTTCGTCCACGAGCAGATGGACGCCGAGGCGATCCTCATCGCGAAGAAGCCCACCACGGAGGGCGGACTCGCCAACCCGGATCCCCTCAAGGCCCCGTTCCACGGGATGCAGGAGAACGAGGCGGGACGTGAGTACGACATCACGCCGCGGCTCGCGCTCTTCGACTCGGAGCGTGAACAGCTCAAGAACGGGTGGTCGGACAGCGAGCGCGAGCTGGTGGAGAACACCCTCCGCAAGTCTCCGGCCTACGGACGTCACTTCGTGGAAGTTGTCCCCGCGCCGGTCGAGAGACCATGGCGTGGATACGATGACGTCGCCGACACCGACCGCATCCTGGAGCTGGCCATCGCTATCGACGCGGACTTCTCGCAGATGATCGCGTACGAGAAGGCGAACCAGAACCGTGACGAGGTGCTCGAAGCCCTCGAGGCGGCCCAGGCTGAGGACGAGACGGAGATCGTCACCGCGTGAGGCACGCAGAAACAGCGGCCCGGATCCGACATATCGAGTCGGTCATCCCGGACGTGTCTCGCACTCCCGATGAGCGGTGCCTGGCGACCTTCTGGCGTCAGGCATCCATCGGGACGAGCTACGTCCGCTGCGCCCTCCCGGCGCGGTGGCTGCCAGCCCAGATGATCGGATTCGAGATGTCCGATCTCAAGTACGACGAGGAGCGTGAGCAGATGTTCATGCCGCGGCAGCGCGGCGCGGCCGTCTGGCAGTTCCTCGGGGACGACGTACGCGGACGCGTGGCTCTCGCGCAGCAGGAGGCCGGAGTCCGGACGCTCATGGAGGTGGACGACAACTACCTCTGGTCGCCGGGCAAGTGGTACCCCTGGGCGAAGACGCACGACGAGGCTATGGCCAACCGAGGCACGACCGTGGGCCACTCCCACGAGCAGCACCGGCACCTGGCGCGCCTGGTCGACGGCATCATCGTCACGACCGAGCACCTCGCCGACCGGTACTCCGAGTACAACGACAACATCTTCGTCTGCCCGAACAGCATCGACCTGAACGACTGGGCGGACGTCACCCGGCCCGAGGACGACGGCGTGTTCCGCATCGGCTTCGCAGGCTCCCCCACCCACATCTTCGACTACGCCCTCGTGAAGAAGGCCCTCAAGTGGGCCCAGCGCCAGCCCGGCGTCGAGGTGCACCTGATCGGCTTCCACGCCACAGGATTCACCGGCACCCACGAGCCCTGGACGGACTCGATCAAGGGGTACCACCAGTCGCTCGCCAAGCTCGACGTGGGGGTGTGCCCGATCATCCCGGCGAAGTGGACGAACGGCAAGTCCGACCTCAAGGCGCTCGAGTACGCGATGGCAGGCGTGCTCCCGATCGTCGCCCGACGCGTCCCGTACCAGCCCTGGCTCGACATGGACTGGCCCTACGTGGCCCAGACCGAGGACGAGTGGATGGCTATCGTCCAGGAGCTCGTCCGGAACCGCGGCCAAATCAAGCAGGCCGCCGCCGAGGCCAAGGCGTACGTCGAGAACGAGCGTGTGATCTACAAGAGCATCGACCGCTGGAGGAGGGCGATCAACCCGTGACCGTCGCGAAGCCCACAGGACGCCCGGTGATCCCGCGCGCCGTCGACAACGACCCGGAGCACGTCGTCGTACGCCGAGACGAGAGCCGCCCGGAAGCCAAGGCCGCCGCGCTGATCGCTCTCGAAGACTACGACTTCCACCGGATGCGCGCAGGCTACGTCTGCGTGAACTGCCTCGAAGACCTCGACACCGCCTTCCCCGACGAGTGCCCGGTGTGTCGCTTTCCGATGGCCACCCGGCAGTCGGAGCGCATCGCCAAGGAGTTCGTCGGCACCACGCACGTCGGCCCGTCGACCACGCTCGAAGACGAGCGCCTGATCATGCAGGAGATGCGCGCCCGGCGGCTTCGAGAGACGCGCGGCATCGAGACCTACACCCCGTCCATCATCGTCCCCCGAGGATTCTGATGCCCCGCAGAGTCCGGTTTCTGACCTGGCGCTCACGGAAGCAGCGGAAGCGCCGGGGCATCGAGAAAGAGAAGAGGAGAAACCGTGTCCGTAGCCCCCAGCACCGGAGGTAAGATCGGCCCCAGCGGCACGCTCACGCTCGTCAAGTTCCGGGCGTGGCCGTCCGCCGTCACCTGGGAGGACGTGCTTCGGCACGGCACTCCGCAGCTCGGCCTGTCCCGAGAGGTGAACGTGTGGCGGGCGAAGAACCTCCCCAACCTGCTCCGCGGCGCCAAGAAGGTCTTCGCGGCTCAGGCGCTAGGGATCCCCACGCACTACGGGGCGCTCTACCTCGACAAGTTCACCCCGCAGGGCCGAGTTCCACTCGGGCTCGCCTCTCTACGGCTCGTGACGAACAACGGCGCGGGCTTCATCGTCGACGCCTTCCAGAACATCGTCGAGCTCGAGCTGATGAAGTTCCACGGGTTCGGCTCGGGCACGAACGCCGAGGCGGCGTCCGACACCGGCCTCCAGACCGAGTACACCACCGAGTACGCGACGGACAACGTGCGCCCGACGGGTACGCAGACGGAGAACGGCTCCCAGGTCTACGAGACGGTGGCCTCCTTCGACCCGGACTCGGCGGTCACGGTGGCGGAGCACGGCATCTTCTCCTCAGCCACGGTCGCGGCGGGAGTGCTGCTCGACCGCTCGAAGTTCACGGGCGTGCCGGTGGCAGCGTCCGGCGAAACGCTCCAGAGCACGTACGACTTCACCGTCAACTCCGGGAGCTAAGCCGTGGCGCTCGCGCTCTCGGCGCTGACGACCGCGCGCGACGACTCGGGCAGCCAGACTGGGGCCACCGCCTCGGTCACGATCACCGCAGGCCGGTTCTACATCCTGTTCCTCACGGTGAGAGGGAACCCGCTGCCCATCGCTGACGCCACGCTCTCGGGCCTGTCTCGGACGTGGGGCGCTCCGGACATCAGCTACTACTTCCCGGGCTCCTTCCATCACTCGATGGCCTGGGCGTTCCTCTGCAGCTCGACGCAGACGGGCACGATCTCGTGGGACGCCACGGCGAACACTCAGACCGTGGGATGGCAGCTCGTGGAGATCACCGGCCAGCCGTCCTCCGGCGTCGTGGTGCAGCGCGGCCAGACTTCCGGGGCCTCCCCGACCACCCTCACCCTGTCGGCATTCTCCAGCGCGCAGAACGCGGGAGTGGGCTGGTTCTGGGGGCGTGGCGCGAACGACACCTTCACGGTCGGCAGCGGTTTCACCTCGCTCGGGAGCATCGGGGCGTCGAACAACCAGAACGCGATGGGGGAGTACAGTATCAACGACCCCACCATCGACGCGTCTTGGAGCACGTTCGTCGAGGTGGGTGTGATCGGATACGAGATCAGCGGCCAGGCCCAGATCTTCGTGGGGGGATCCATCACTCCGATCGGTACGCTCGGGAAGATGATGACGAAGCTCTTCGCCGGAAGCATCACTCCGGTCGGCACGTTGGCAAAGGCCGTAGCGAAAACTCTTGCCCTCGCCGGAAGCATCACTCCGGTCGGCACGCTCACGAAGACCATGAGCAAGTTCTTCTCCGGCTCGATCACACCGGTCGGGACACTCTCCCGGTCAGTGTTCCATCCTTTCCTCCACTTCGTGACCGAAGTCGCTCGAGCGCTCGTCGGCAAGAGCGAGGACTCGAAGGCCCTGACCGCCAAGTCTGAGACCGGGCTCACGCTCACCGCGAAGTCCGAGCTCTCGAAGACCCTGACTCAGAAGACCGAGGACTCCAAGACCCTGACCCGGAAAGACGAGGTACAAGGATGAACCTGACCACCCTGCGACTGCGCGTGCAGACCAGCGTCGGGCTCGCCGGAGGCACGGCGGGCAACGAGCAGACGCTCATCGACGGCTGGTTCAACGAGGCCGTGCTCCAGTTCCTGGTGAAGACGAAGGCGGTCAAGAAGACGGCCTCCCTCGCCATGACCGGCGGCGTCGGCGACTACACCGTCGACCCCCTGATCCTCGCCTTCGAGGATCCGTACATCGTGCCGTCGACCGGAACGTCGTACATGCTCGAGCGCATGGACTCCTGGGACATCCGGCAGATGCGCCTCGTCGCCGTGGCCACCCCGGGCCCCCCGAGCTACTACGACTACGAGGGCAACCTCCTGCTGCTCTACCCGGCCCCCGCCACGGGTGACACCCTCCACTTCGTCTATGTGCCGAAGCCCACGGCCCCCATCGCAACAGGGGCCGACTCGCCGTCGGACGACGGCAAGGGTGAGATACCCGAGGAGTACCACCCCGTCCTAGAGTCCTACGTGCTCTGGAAGGCGGCCCAGTACAGCAACGACGGCCCCTCCCAGTTCGGGCAGCTCTACGCCGCGCAGTGGGAGAAGGGCCTCATGGACGCGAAGCTGAACCAGAGCCGCAAGGCCGGAGTCAAGCAGGCCCGAGCCACCATCGGCCGCCAGCCCGGCAAGTTCCGCTGGGCCCCGCCCGGTGTGGACACGGGCTACTGATGGCCCAGCCCGCCCTCCTCCAGCGCGACTACAGCGGCATGAGGCGCGACGGAGCTCGAGAGAGCCTGCCGAAGGGCAAGCTCTGGAACCTCGTCGACTTCATCCCCGAGATCATGGACGCCCGTCTGCGCAAGCGCGGCGGCTACACCTACGCCTCTGAGGACATCCACGCGATCCAGTCGAGCGCCGCCTGGATCAACGCCGGGATCGTGTCGGACTACTCCGCGGGCCAGTCCGTGCTCGCCTTCGACGAGGACGGTCGGGCCTACGAGATCGAGTCCCTGACGGGGTCGGAGAACATCGGGGCAGCACTTGCGACCCGCGACGTGCGCTTCTACGCCGACAAGACTCTCGTGCTCGACGGCACCGGAGCCGCGGGCCCGAAGAAGATCACGCGCGCGGGCGCCACCCACACGATCGCCAACCTCGCGGGTTCGCCTCCGGCGGGCACGTACGGTCTCATCTACAAGGACGTGTTCTGGCTGGGCGCGACGGCCGCCCTCCCCCGGCGTACCTACTTCGCCGTCGCCGGGAACCCGGAGAGCTGGGACACGACGACCAAGTACATCGACAACTCCTACGACGTGACGGGGTACGGGGCTCTGGCCAACGCCGTGATGATCTTCTCGACGCAGCGGACGACGCGCGTGCGCGGATCCGTTCCTCCCCCGGACTCAGACTTCCAGGTGGACGACCCGGTGTTCAACGTCGGGTGCACCGACAACCGCTCGATCGCCAACTGGCGCGACAAGCTGATCTTCGCCAACGCCCAGGGCCTCTTCATCACCGACGGCGTGGCCGTCGAGGATCTCACGAAGCTCTGCGGCATGAAGAGCTGGTGGCGCGACGTGATGGCCGGGCGCGAGGGCTTCGCCACGGGTACGGCCTACACGATCTCCGGCTTCTCCATCGCCGGGGGCGTGTTCGACGACTACTACTTCTACACCATCATGAACGGGTCGACGCTCGTCGACTCCGGCATGATCGACCTCGGGAAGTTCTCCTGGATCCGGCTGGCCAACATCGACTCGGTCTTCTTCTTCGAGCGCCGGTACCCGCAGGAGCTCTTCTTCGGTCGACGGGGTGCGGCTCGCGTCGCCAAGCTGTCCGACATCTTCGTCCCCGCCTCGGCGAACAAGGCCGACGCCGACGGCACCGCGGTGCAGCCCCTGCTGGAGACCCCCTTCTGGATGGGCGAGCCCGGCGACAAGACGGCGCAGCGCGTCTACCTAGGGTACGACATCCGGGACGCCGCGTCCGACAACCCGATCCTGACGGTCTCGTACACCTCCTCGCCGGAGAGCTCGAGCTACACGGCGCTGACGCCCACGCTCGTCGAGACCACCACGTATCAGCGCTCCACGATGCTGCTCGACGCGTCCGTCCGCGGCCTCGGGCTCAAGGTCGCCCAGACCAACGCCTCGTCGGACACGCGCCTCTACGACATCGAGTCTGACCTCCAGCCCAGGGAGCGGTCGCGATGACCGACGGGCTCGACGAGGCCCAGCTCGCGGACATCGACAAGATGCTTGGCTCCCCGCTCGCCCTCCCCTCCCAGTTCACGACGTGGGTGGTGGAGTGGCTGGTCGGCGAGCTCAGCCCGGCGGTGCTCCAGCTCGGCGGAGCGTCCCAGCTCTTCTTCCACGCGGCTCCGACCATCGCGAACGACCAGTCCACGAGCAGCGGCACCTTCGTCGACCTCGCCACCGTAGGCCCCCAGCTCACCGGCCTCTCGAACGGGCGCTGGCTCTTCTTCTGGGGCATGAACTCCGAGGCGGTCACCGGGACGCCGATCGGAGTCATGGGCCTGGACGTGAACGGGGGAGGGGCCGACGCCAACCACGTCGCGCGCTCCTTCGGTCAGGTCAACGGTGACTTCATTCCGGGTGTCCACTCCCAGCTCATCTCCATCCTGGGCAACGACAACAACACGGTCACGGCCAAGTACGCCGCGCTCTCGGGCACGGCCAACTTCCGTCACCGCTGGCTCGTGGGAGTGAGGGTCGGGAATGTCTGAGCTGACCGCCGAAGACCGGGCGCTCCTCGACAAGCTGCTCAAGAACCCGCTCCTGATCCCGGACTCGTTCCGGGGCTGGCTCCAGCAGTTCGCCACCCTCTACGCCATGCCCGAGGTGGAGGAGCTGGCCGGGTTCCGCACGCGACGGTTCCGAGTCGCCGATCCGGTGACCACCTTCGAGCTCCTGGACAGCACCGGGATCGGGAACAACCAGATCGACCTCGCCACCGTGGGGCCACTGCTGACCGGCCTGGAGGACGGCACCTACGCCGTCTTCGGCGGGATGTACTCGAAGGATGGTACGGCCAACGGCCGTGGCTACGCCTTCTACTACGACGGAGTGGCTGGCTTCTTTCCAGACTCGGTGGTCATCGAAGGGCAGGTCATGGCAGCTCACGTCAAGGTGTTCACCGGTAAGCCCGCCGCAGGGCACGAGATCCGCTTGAAGTACTACAACCTGTCCGGCAACCGGACAAGCTACTGCGGGATGCGCTGGCTGGCGGCCGTGAGGGTGACATGACCGACGTGGTGACCGCCGACGAGCTCACCTCCGAGGAGAAGAAGCGCCTCGAGGTGCTCCTGGGCAACCCGCTCTTCTTCCCCGACGCCTTCAAGGACTACCTCGCCGAGAAGATACGCACCGAGGTGGGGGCCAAGCTCCCGCTCGAGCAGGCCCGCAAGTCGAACACGTTGTTCGGCAAGTTCGTGTTCGTTCACGGCAAGACCACGTCCGCCGACCAGACCTGGGAAGACATGAACGCCTCCGACTTCGTGACAGTTCCGGGGCCGGGAAAGGCCATGGTGTTCTGGACGTCCGCCTCCTCGCCGAACGGCGCCAGCTTCGACACCTGTCTCAGCGCGGTCAGCGTGAACGGGGCTACCCCCGACCAGAACGAGGCCATCTGGATGAGGGGTGTGTCTCCGGGCATTCTGCTGGTTCCTGGAGCGAGGGCGCAGCTTGTCGACCTCCCCAGCGCCAGCAACACGATCAAGATCCAGGTGTTCAAGTACGGCACCGCTACGTACTCGTTCAGCACCACGTACATGCTCGTCGTCCGCATCGAGCTCTAGGAGAGCCACTTGCTCAACAACCCCTTCTCCGGCAACCCGACGCAGCGCAAGGCTCCGGCTCCGCCGAAGTTCAACCCGTTCGCCAACATGCCCGGCTGGGGTACGCCCCCGGTCAACGGCATACCGCAGTACGGGAAGGCGAACCCCAACAGCACCATGCCCTACCTTGGTGGGATCCTCAAGGGAACGCAGCAGGGGGTGGCTCCGGCACCGCGCGGCAACCCGCAGGCGGGAATCCTCGCCGACTACCTGAACCAGATGCGGGCCGACGCGGGGGCCTCGAGCTTCGCCGACAAGGGCAGCATGATCAACGCCATCCGGAAGTACGCGATCTCGTACGGTGCGCTCCCCGACTTCTCCCAGATGGGTGGGCTCGGCGGAGACGCCCAGGGCTACTTCCAGGAGGCCATGGATCCGGCCACGCAGGCACTCGCCCAGAAGGCGGAGGCCGAAGGCGTGTCCTCGCACGCCCGGCTGTCCCACGCCAACGACGTCGCGACTCGCCAGATCCCCTCGGCGCTTGCCGCACGCGGGATGCTGCACTCCGGCCAGACCGGGGCAGACCTCGGCGAGCAGGCTCAGCTCTACAAGAATCAGGGCTACGACATGCTCAACGAGATGCTCTCGGGCATCACCGGGCAGGTCGGTGGCTACCAGAACGCCGAGCGTGAACGCCAGCGCCAGCTCGCCGACATGGAGATGCAGGCGGCCATGCAGGCCTCGCAGGACTGGGGTGACTCGTACTTCGACAACCCGAGCGCTCCGGCCACCTCCCAGACCTCCCTCGCCAGTAGGTTCGGCCTGGTCAAGCCGCAGGTCACCGGCCCGACCAAGGTCAGGCGGCGCGGCGGCGGCGGCTTCGCGAAGGCAATGTGATGGCGAACCCCTCCTACTCCGACTACCTCCAGTTCTCCCCCACCTTCAAGTGGGGCGGACGCTCCTGGGGTCAGGGCGACGACGACGCGTTCTCGGCCTACCTCAAGAAGCACGGCATCAACCCGGCCCAGTGGGGACGTAAGCACCCGACTGCGGCCAAGTCCTTCGACCCGGTGGAGAACCAGGTCTACTCGCTCTTCCAGCCCCAGCTCACCGGCATCGACGCCGAGCGGAAGCGCACGGCCGACCTCTGGAACCGTCGCATGCAGACCCTGGGCGGCTTCACGACGGCGCTCATGCCCTACCTCCAGCAGGTTCCGGGCGCGATCAACGCCCCGTACCAGCAGGGGGCGGCGGGCGTGCAGTCGTCGGCGCAGGGCTATGGCGGGCGTCTCAACGCGGACTCGGCGGCCGAGGCCTCCGGGGCCAACGCCGTGCTCAACTCCATCGGAGCTCCGGAGGGCCAGCAGCTCGCCGGGGGCGACGCCGGAGGGGTACTCGCAGGAGTGGGTGGCCTCGAGGCCGATCTCATGCGTGCCTCGGGCGGGGCGTACGCGACCGCCGCGGCGCAGCTCCCGAAGACGGCCAGTCTCGAGTCCCAGCTCATGATGAAGGATCTGATCCACGGGGCGAGCGACGCCGACAAGGGCTTCTCCGACCAGGTGATGGAGGTGCTCCAGGGCTTGCCCGGGGCGCGCCAGAAGCTGGTGAGCGACCAGCAGAGCCAGCAACTCGCCCGACAGAAGTTCGAGCTCGACGCCCTCCAGAACGAGCGGGAGTGGTACCTCAAGCGCGCGGCGTTCGCCGCCGCTCAGGGGGACGACGTCCGGTCGAACCAGTACCTCAAGCTGGCGCAGCAGACCGCCGTGCGGCTGAACAACGCCTCGGCGGGGCTCGACGCGTGGGGCAACCCGAAGCCGGTCAAGCCTCCGAAGCCCTCCACGAGCTCGACTACACCCGGCACTCCGGCCTGGAAGGCGTCGCAGCTCAAGGCCGTAGGCGGAGCGCAGGCCCACATCGAGGCCGACGTCAACAAGTTCCTCACCTCGATCGGGGCAACCCAGGCGCAGGCGGGTAACACCAACTCGACCCTCAAGAGGCAGCTCTGGGAGAAGTACAAGTACCTCGGCACCACGCCGACGGCGAAGAAGGCGCTCCGCAAGGCCATCGCCCTCGCCGTGAGCTCGTGGCGTCCGAAGCCCGGTGCTGGTGACTTCTGGAAGGGCCCCGAGGCGACTCCCTGATGCCAGGGAGACTCCCCCCGGGCAGCGCGTTCTCGCCTCAGCCTGTGGTGAAAGGCTCTACGGCCCCGCACTCCGCCCCGAAGCCGCCGAAGAAGGTCAAGGTCGTAAAGAAGAAGGCCCCGCCGATCCCCGTCCCTTCGCTGGAGGCGGCATACACCCCTGAGCCCTCGCCGAAGCCGAAGGCGCAGCAGCCGACTACGTCCACGATGATGGACAGGCACCCGCAGCCGAAGACGCCGCACGGGGGACACAAGCCGCAGATCTACGAGTACCTCGACCCGGCTGACCTGGCCCTCGGAGAGAAGAACGTCTCGAGGCAGCGGCAGCAGGCCATCCGGGCGTACAACCAGCAGCGGGAGCGCGAGCGCCGGGCCGACGCTGCGGTGGCTCGAGCCCAGCGCCAGGCGCGGGCCGACGAGATCCGCCGCCTCCCCGTCGACACGCGGCGGATGCTGGGACACCACGCGATCAGCGAGTACGTCCAGAACGGGCCGCACGCCCAACACCCTGGCGCGTTCGACATCATGAAGGCCCTCGGCTCGGCCGCCCTACATGGGGCCCCCGACGTCCCTGGACGCCTGATCAACTGGGAGCAGTCCCATGTCCAGGGGTTCCAGACGCACCTCAGTCAGGGCCTGCAGGGTCGGGAGAGTCCGCCGGAGGACGTTCCCGACTGGATGAAGACGACCGGCGACCTTGCCCTCGGCCCGAACATCATGAAGGCCGCGCAGGGCAAGGAGTTCAACCCCTACATGCTGGCCGGGGAGCTCGCGCTCCTCGCCGTGCCGATCAAGGGGCTGCCCACGCCGATCTCCTTGGCTCTTCGCTCCCTCGTAGGAGCACAAAAGCTCGCCGCGGGAACGCGCGCGGGTCTTACCGTGGCCGAGGTGGCCGAGACGCTGACGAAGCCGATCGCGGTGGTGAAAGCGGAGCGCCGTGCGCGTCTGCTGAGCCAGGCCGCGGACGAGACGATCAAGGGCCCGATCCCTTCGTCCCGCGTCGCCGGGGCGCTCGCCGGTTCCAGCCAGAGCCGCATCGCCAACTTCATCCGGAACGACGTGAGGGCCACGCGCAAGTTCACCGTCGGGGATGCCACCGTCGAGACTCCGGCCGACCTCGCCCGCATCGGGAAGCTGGCCCGCCGAGTGATGGACGCCACGCGCGACTCCCGCTTCGTCCCCCTCCGGAACACCGAGACGATGTTCGCTCGAGCCGTCGGTCGCAAGGCCGTGCAAGTGGAGAAGAGGGCGACGGGGCTCCTGTATACCCTCGACAAGGCTTTGCCCTCAGGCTGGCGCCAGAACTGGCCGGGCATCTACGCCGTCCGCACCGTCGCGAAGGGCGTCCCGATCGAGGACTCCATCGCCGGTACGGAGCGCGCCCTCGCCGACGCCGTCGAGAACGGTGACTGGCTCGGGGCGGAGGCCAACCGCGTCCACCTCGCGCTCTTCAAGAAGGCAGCCCAGTACGTCACGACCGACGCCAAGGGCCACCCGGTGTTCACCGCCGACGCCCCGCCGGAGCTCCAGGCGCTGCGCGACGCCATCGGCAAGGTCTCCGCGGGCCGCGAGAAGATCCTGGACGACCTCGGGATGCTGTCCGACGAGAGAGCTCGAGGGCGCATCCTGAAAGAGCAGCTCCACTACGCGGACGCGCTGCGCATTCCGAAGGACGACTGGATCGCGCAACGGCTTCGAGAGCACCCCGTACGGCAGGAGCTCGGGAGGATGCTCGCCGCCCACAACCCGAAGTCCGTCAACATGGGCCTCACGATCCAGGACGCGAACGCGCGCCGGATCTACGAGGACGCCCTCTCTTACCACGACGAGGAGATCGCCCGTCTCCAGCGGGCCATCGACCGCGACCCGAACGGGATCCTGGCCAACCGGCACCGCGTCGACATCGCGCGGCTGCAGGCGGACAAGGAGCAGCTCGACCCGGCCACCTTCTACGACCACATCGCCGAGGTGAGTGACACGCTCGACCCGGAGGTGGTCGCCCAGATGTCGGAGGACTACGGCGAGTTCGGCCGCGACTGGCAGTTCTCGATCGTCGACCAGACTCACCCGTTCACCTTCGGCAGCAAGGTCGAGGCGACGAACCTCAAGCGGGCCATCGCGGCGAAGCCCTTCGAGCCGAAGAACCCCCGCGTCCTCGACGACAACGGCATCCCCGTCGTGGGCACCATCACGCCGGAGGAGATGACGCAGCGCCTCCTGCTCGGGACGCCCGACGCCGAGCAGCGGCTGCACGACGCCCGCTTCTACCACAACCTCGACCAGGTGTTCGGCCGCGTCATGGCGGACGAGGAGATCATGGCGTGGCTGGCCTCCCAGGTCGGAGCCTCCCCGAGCCGAGGCGTGCTCGACCTCCTCAAGGTGAAGCAGCGCATCGCCGACGGCAAGACGATCGGGCCGAACGACATCGGCCTGGCCGCGAAGGCCATGGAGTCCATCCTCAAGGGCGAGACCGGGCTGACCCGCGGCGCGAAGGCGAAGATCTCAGACTTCATCGACAGCGCCCTCCTCAAGACTACGCGCCAGTGGGTAGGCAACGACCCGGCCGGGGGCGAGCCGTTCGTGATCGACCGCTGGGGCCTCCGGGCCAACGGCGGCGTGGACGAGCCTGCCCTGACGCAGATCAAGCAGCGCTGGGGGATCGACGCCGTGCCGGACGTGAGCGCGGGCCCGTCCCTCGGGCAGTACGAGTCGATCCGCAAGTCCTACGAGGCGTTCGCCGACCACCTCCGGGCGATCAACTTCGACGGCCGCAGCGACTGGACGAACATCGAGGTGCAGGCCATGGACTGGGCCGCGATCCAGCGGTACTGGGGCGTCGAGCCCGAGGATCTCAAGTTCGCCCTCGACCGCGAGACCCGCCGCCTCGACTTCGAGGTGACGCAGGGGCCGCTGGGCCTCGGCGCCGACCTCACGCCCGAGCAGGCCACGGCCGTCGCCCGGACGATGCAGGAGCACGCCGTGAAGCTGGCGGAGGACACGCCGGGCGTCACCGTCCGCAACGTGTTCGTCGACACCGGGGGCTGGGCGCAAGGCCACAACGCGACGATCAACATGGAGGTGCTCGGACTCGAGGAAAACGTCATGCCGCTGATCACGAAGGTCGCGCAGGCGTTCGACCAGGAGCTCGTGCAGGCCTCGCGCTGGGTGACCGTGGGCAAGGGCGAGTACCCGAGCAAGGCCGCCCTCATCGTGGAGAACCCGGCGTTCAAGGATCCGGCCGCCAAGCAGCAGTTCTTCGAGGCCCTCTCAGAGGCGCACCCCGAGTTCGGGGGGTACACCGCTGGCCCCGATCCGAACGTGCCGGGCATCGTCAGCCGCACCGACCGTGGGAACCTCACTGCCGACAGCAAGGCCGCCTGGGCTGCCAAGTACGAGCCCGCCATCCGCAAGATCGAAGCGGACATGGGCATCGGCGAGGGCAGCGTCCGGGCGGACAACCTCCAGCTACTGATAGGGAGTCAACATGGCCCAGCCAAGTACACCGACGCTTTCGGCACCGTCGGAGGCATCAAGCGTGTGGCAGATCTCGATCCCGCTGCAGCCCGAGTCCGCCGAACTCTTCGGCGCACCATCGGCGGCTCCAACCTCCACGCCGCTCTCTTCGAGCAATCCGGGGAGGTAGCCGACACCCAGAAGGCCATCGACCGCCTCGAGCGGGAGATCGACAAGGCGGTCAAGGATCGCGCTCGAGCTCTCGGGGGCACCGACTCCTTCCAGTCGACCGGCGGCAAGATCCGACGGCCGACGCGGGAGTGGGAGCCCGGCGTCGGGCGACGGGGAGCCATCGGGGGACGGCCTGGCCGGTACCTCGAGAACCAGCCGCAGCGGGCGCAGAAGGGATTCAAGAGCGGGTGGCAGAACGCGAAGGACGCCGCCGAGCAGGAGCTCATCGACGAGGGCGGCCCGATCGCGAAGAAGATGGACGAGCTGTCGGCCCTCCGGGCCAAGCGCGAGGAGTCGTACCCGGACTGGGCTCGGTTCTCCATGACTGGCGAGCCCGGTGCGCTCAGCGACGCCGCCGAGGCCGTGCTCCAGGGCAAGGGCGCGTCGCTTGCGCGCGACATCGCGGGCTACGAGGAGGCCGTGACGCAGCTCCAGCGGCAGGAGATCCCCGTCGACTTCATCCGCGACGTGGCCAACAGCCCCATGCACATCTACGACAAGACGGCCATCGGTCGCCACCTCGACTCGATCGCGGGTGGCGGGCTCCGCGGCCGAGACTTCCCTGACATCCCCGGGGCCGACCGCATGTTCCCCGAGAAGCTGATCCTGGCAGGCCTGTGGGAGGGGGAGACCCGGAAGCTCTACGTCTCGAAGGAGGCGCACCCCGCGGACTGGATCCACGAGTTCATCCATGCCACCGAGAGTGCCGACGCCTTCCCGCCCCACGTCAAGACCTGGCTCTGGGACTTCGTCGGTGCCCAGCCCGGGGAGAAGCTCACCCACGACCAGAGCGAGGACGTCGCGGACGTCGTCGGCGCGATGATGCTGGGCTTCGAGCCTGAGAAGTCGTCGCTGCCCACGGACGTGAAGCGCGCCCTCGTGAAGATGCGGAAGGCGATGAAGAAGTCCGACCGGAAGTGGCATCGGGAGAAGGCCATGCTCGAGCGCCTGCCGGAGGACGAACGCATCATGATGGAGGACATCTTCAAGTTCAACGAGGAGCAGGGTGACCACTTCACGGCGGGCTTCGAGGAGAAGCCTGGTACGTACATCCCCGAGAAGCTGGGGCTCCCCTTCAAGTTCGGCAACCCGCTCGCCCCGCGCCGCATGGCGACGCACTGGGCACGGCTGCTCGGGGGCAAGCGCGTGGTCACCCTGACGCCCACGGACGAGCACCTGTCCCGCGCCTTCAAGGGCGACCTCCTGCGCTCCGGCCGCTGGGAGAAGAGCGTCATCGCCGGGCCTCTCGAGGGCCTGCTCAAGGCTCACCAGATCCAGAAGATGGTGGGCGTCCGCGACCAGATGATCGCGATCGGCCGCAACATCCCGGAGAACGTGGACGACGTGATGATCCCCGTCCACCCGCAGAAGTGGAGCGACCAGACCCGGTCGCAGGCCCGGAACATGGCCGACATCCTCGACGCGATGGACGCGGGCGACGCGATCGACGCGCAGCAGCTCTCGAAGGTCGACGCCCAGGCGATCGAGGCCGTCAAGGACTACATGTTCCCCGGCCTGGCCGACTCCGCGAGCGCCGAGGTGGCGAAGATCGCGAAGCAGGCCATGAAGGAGCCCATCCCCGAGGTGGTCTGGGTGCCCCGGAGCCTGCTCAAGAAGACCGGCCTGTTCGACGGCGGAGCTCCGCACGGGGCCCTCTTCAAGTACGGAGTCGGGACGGCCGACACGCTCAACAACCTCATGAAGATGATGACCCTGTCCCTGAACCCGGCGTACTACCCGATGAACATGGCGGGGCAGATGATCATGCTGGGCTCCCAACTCGGGTGGTCGACGCCCTTCTCGGTGTACCGAAGCGTTCGGCAGTGGAAGAACATGAGCGGGGAAGACCTCGCCCTGATCGACCGCTTCGCCGACATCGGCTTCGCCGGTAGCCAGATGCTCTCGAAGGGGGGCCTCGGCCAGCGCGCGACCGACGCGGTCGGGAAGGTCGGCACCGTCCTGATCGACAAGTACCCCCGCCGGGCCTCGTTCTTCCACGAGGCGCGCCGCATCGGGTACAAGACAGAGGCCGACATCCACCGCCTCGTCAACGACGTCGACAACATCGACGACCTGATGAAGGTGCACGACCGGGTGAACCACTCGATGGTCGACTACGGCAACCTCAACAAATTTGAACGCGACGTGGTGACGCGTCTCATCTTCGTGTACCCCTGGCTGCGCGGCTCGAGCCGGTACGCCGCCCAGTTCCCCTTCGACCACCCGATCCAGGCGGCGGCCTTCGCCGGGCTCGTGTACTGGCAGCAGAACCGGCTCAAGAAGGCGCTGCCCGGCGGGCACCCGGGCTACCTCAAGTGGTACTTCCCGCTTGACACCCCGAAGGACGGAGAGAACCCGTACGGCTTCCGCATGGATCAGCTCGCCACGCCACTCCAGACTTTGGATCTGGCCTCCATGCTCGTCGACTGGAGCTCCGGTGGGCACGCCAACCTGCCCTGGGGCTCGAACGAGGAGGGCGCTGCGTCCATGCTCGGGCCGCTGGCCGAGGAGATCGAGAAGACCGTGACCGGCTGGGACTCGTTCACCCAGCAGCAGGTCTCGACTGGGCTCCCCGACCTCTTCCTTCGCATCCTCGACCCGCGCGAGCGGTGGGCCTCCTGGACGCGCCTCAAGAGGATCATGGATCACCAGACGCACAAGGGGATCTACGACACGACGCAGACGCAGAACTGGCTCCGCCTCTTCCTCGGCTCCCTCGCGCCGATCAACATCGACTCGGAGAAGGCCGCGGCGCAGGCCACCCTCCAGCGTGGCACCCCGAGCCTCGGGCAGAGCCGCGACGCCTGGGTGAAGAAGGTGACCGAGATCACCGGCTCCGCTCCGCCGCCCGAGGTGGTGCAGTGGAAGCAGAACGACCAGGTCTTCTCGCAGCAGTACCGGGCGTACCGCAAGGAGAACGAGATCGAGGGCGAGTCGACCGACCAGGAGCGCGTCGCGATCCTGTGCAAGACGCAGGCCGAGCTCCACCCGGACAACGCCGACTACTGGAACGGCAAGGCCGAGCAGGCCATGAAGCTGGACGACGACACGGCGCAGGCGGTGTACGAGGCCGGGCGTGAGGCGCTGGGCCTGTCTCAGCTCGCTCACCTCAACAACAAGATCGGCGAGGCGCAGCGCGCCCAGAGGACGGCGACACCATGACCGACTGGCGCACCGCTCTCCTCCATAACCTTGGGTATAAGCCAACGGGGCCAAACTTACGCTTCCTCGAGACCTGGCAGCGCTGGGAGGGTGGCCACACCAACAACAGCGCTCGGTTCAACTGGCTCAACACGACGCACGGCCCCGGCACGTCGATCAACAGCGTCGGGGTGAAGCGGTTCAACTCCTTCAACCAGGGGATCCAGAGCCTGGCGGAGACTCTGCAGAACGGCCGGTACGGGGACATCCTCGACGGCCTCGCCTCCGGCAACCCGTACGCGGGGAACGTCGGCGCGGGCCTCCAGGTGTGGGTGTCCGGACGCCCCGACGGCAACCCTGGGTACGCCGCGAAGATCCTCGGGGGCCACGTCGCTGCTCCCGTACACGCTCGGGCAGCGGCGGCGGTGCAGGGCTTCAAGTCGAAGTGGCCGACGAGCGTCGGCGACCCGAAGTGGAACTTCGCCATGATGCAGATCTTCGACGACGACCCCGAGCTCGCCCACATGCTCGCCGCCATGGACGACAAGATCGCTCGACAGGTCGGGGCCGTCTCCCCCGGCGGCTCACTGCAGCCGCTCGAGCTCGGGGGGTTCAGCGGGAACCAGGCGCGCGTCGCCAAGATCGCGGGCAGTCAGATTGGCAAGCCGTACGTCTTCGGCTCTGGCCCGAGCACCGAGTCGTTCGACTGCTCCGACCTGATCCAGTGGACGTACAAGCAGATCGGGATCAGCCTGCCTCGCACCACCTACGACCAGATCAAGGTGGGCCGCGCCGTGAGCTGGAAGCAGCTCCAGCCCGGCGACCTGATCTTCCCCACCGGCCACCACGTCGTCATGTACGTGGGCCACGGCAAGGTCATCGCCGCCCCGCACACCGGCACGTTCGTCCAGTACCAGGACGTGAACCAGTTCAAGAACCCCGTCGCGATCAGGAGAGTGATGCCATGACCCGCGCTGAGATCCGCAAGCAGTACCTCGAGAAGCACAAGGCCCTCATCCAGCCCCGGCAGGGGTGGTCGAGCCTGGCCGCCGTGCTCTGGCTGCCCTACAGCATGGGCATCGCCCGAGGCTTCACTGACCTGGGGACGTACGTCGACAAGGCGCTCGACCACGGGGGCACGTACGACCACCGTGGGCCGCCCGCCTGGGCGTTCGACCTCGGGCGCAAGAACCGCTTCCGCTTCCTCGGGTGGGACTACCTCGTGGCTCGGCGCTTCGCCAAGCTGCTCTGGGCGAACCACCAGGCCCTCGACATCGAGTACATCATCCTCGGGAAGAAGATCATCTCGAGGCACCACCCTGAGTGGAACCCGTACGACGACTCGACGGGGAGCCACTCCTTCCACATCCACGTCTCCGGGCACTGGCCCGGTCGCCCTTGAGAGGAGGTGAACCATGAACAAGGTCATTCTGCTTCGAGCTGTCCGCGGCCTCGCGGCCGTGGCGCTCGGGTTCCTGGCGGCTTTCATCGTCAGCCCTGACGTCCTGAACCTGATCCCGGACGCGTACGACAACCTCGTAGTCCTGATCGTTGCTCCGGCGCTGCTCGCGATCGACAAGCTGCTCAGGGACGGAGGCGACGCCAACGCTTGACACCGTCAGGTGTCATGATCGCCTTGTAACCCAACGGTGGCATTGAGCCCGGGCTTCGGGTGCTGACACCCTCCCCAGGCAAAGGAAAGGCCCCCAGCGATGGGGGCCTTTTCCGTTGGTGGGGCCGTATCCCACCCGTTCTCGGATCCGCACTCGTTCTGTTCCCAGGCCAAGGTGCGCCCTGCCCGGCCGCGTACGCGGCATGCCCTACGCCTGCGGGAACCTCCGCCGCAGGCCGACGCCGCCGGTCACCAGGCCCAGGCCCAGCGCAACCCACGCGCCGAGGGGGAGGCCGGTGTACGGCAGCTCAGCCGCGGTAGTCGCGGTCGGTGAGGAACTCGTCGCCGCGCTCGTCTTCGGGGCCTGCTTCTGGAGCTGCTTCTCCAGGCTCTTCCGTGTCGGCAAGACGCCAGGCTCGGACGATGCCGTAGCTGTTGTAGTCGACGAGCCAGCGGCCGGGGCTGGGGCAGAAGGCGTAGTGCCACTCCCTGCCTCGGTCGTAGTCTGGCTTTCGGTCTGGGGTGTCGATGTCGTCACCGTCTCTTCCGTGGTTGTCCCCGAGGTGGTCGTCTCCTGCGTCGTCGTCTCCTCGGTGGTCGTCTCTTCCGTGGTCGTCTCGGTCTTGCAGTGGTCTTCGTTCTGCCCACCGTTCTTCGGGCCATGCTCGTCGCAGTCCTGGCCGTGCGTGGGCTGCGGGTCGTCCTTGCATGGCTTGCCGCTGTTGCCGTGCTCACACTCACCCTGTCCGGGCGGTGCTGGCGGCTTGTCGGCGGACGAGGCGACGGCCGAGGCCGCGACTCCCCCCACCAGAAGCAGCGCGGCAACGCTGACGGTCAGGATGATCCTCTTCATGCTCAGTCCCTTTCTCCGCCCATGCGGGCGATGATCTTGTCGACTTCGGATTGGCCGTCGAGCCGAGCTCCGCGTGGCAGCGGGGCCAGGCCCTCGTCTTCGAGCTCCTGCTGGAGAAGGGCGAGCGCCCTCCACGCGACCTCCGCACTGTGCCGCATCCCCGTCTCCGCGTCGATCTTGCCACGATCGATCAGGTGCCGGAGCAGGGAGTCGGCGTGGTCGGTGCTCTTGCCCCTCGCGTGATGCAGGGGCTCGCCGGGGTTGTGCTTGTCGTTCCCAGCCTTGGACACCCGGGCGACCTCGACCAGCGCCGCCGGGAAGTAGTCGAGCACGCCCGAGGTGATCGGGACGGCCTTGCGACCGGCCGAGTCAGTCGGGAGCGCCGTGGCCCCGGTCACCTGATCCACGTCCCAGTTCTCGGCGAACGGGGGGTCTTCGAGCCAAGGCTCAGGGTCGTTGCTGAACGGGTTGCCCCGACTCATCGCCCGGGCCACTCTCCCCGTCAGCGTAGAAAATTGAGACTCTTCGGTCTCAATCGTAACCGGCTCGAAGGCTTCCACCGTCGCCAGGAAGTCGTTGGCCCGCGTCCCGGCGATGAACTCCGCCGAGACTCGGGTCGGGTCGACCGACTCCAGACGCCGACGAAACCGACCCGTGTCTCGACGCACGATCTCGAAGACCGGATGATCGATCTCGACGGCCACCATGGCCTCGAGCCGAGCTCCCTGGCTCTCCTGCCAGCCCTTCATGAGGATCACGGCGTCGGTCTCACACACGGCCTTGAGATCGAAGGCCATGAAGTAGTCCAGGCCTCGTGTGCCTGTCCACCCGGCGATGTCCTCCTGATGGTCGATGTCCGGGTCTGCCTCGTCGCGTTCGGCGGGCGAGAAGATCAACCAGCCGTTGTCCCGGAGCCAGGCGGCCTGCTTGTGAAACTCCGGGAAGTTGTAGTGGTCGTACCCGCGCATCGGGCCCGCCAGGTAGGCGGAACGGAGTGTGATGGCCACCTCGGTCATTCCGCGTCCAACGCGATCGAGAGGATGGTCAGGACGGCGAGCGGGACGATGAACCACACGCTCACGGCGAACGTGGCCGTGACGAGAGTGGCAATGACGAAGAACGGGACGGTTCTCACACGTACCCCCTTTCCAGGTCGTTGCGGAACAGGTCGATGTGCCCCTGCACGTCGGTGCACGCGCGCTCCCAGACCTCTCGAAGCGCGACGGGGTCGAACTCGTTGAGGGCCGCCTCCCAGACGACCGGGTTGACGTGTGGCTTCTCCACCGTGCCGGGCAGACGGCTCAGGCGGTTCGCCAGGCTCATGCTCTGGCCGATCACCGGGGCCGCGCTCTTGAGGGTGTCGATCACCGGGCGCTCGGGGAGGGCGAGCATGTTCTGGAGCTTCAACTCCCCGTTGATCGTGCCGATGTCGAAGCCGGTCAGGTTGTGGCCGACCAGCACGTCCGCCGCGTCGATGGTGTAGCGGATCATGCGCAGCGCCCCGACTCGGTCGACGACCGGCAGGCCGCGGTACTCGCCCCTCGTCGCGCGGTGGCGCAGGAGCACGTCCGGCAGGATGATCCAGCCGAACGGGGGCAGTTGCACGTCTTCGTCGTTGGCGATCCAGGATCCGACGAACACCCCGAGCCGGTTGGTGGACTTGCCGTCGTACCACCACCAGCGGTTGGCCACCTCGGTGTCGAGGGCGAGGAGGCGCTTAGGCGAGACCTTCACCCGCGTCACCCGCCTCGATGGGGAGGCGCCCCGTCGTCAGGAGGGACACGAGATCGGACTCAGTCAGCTCGACCGTGTTCGTCCGCTCGAGCTCCCGGACTTCGAGCACGCCTGGCTTGACCACGTCGAGGGCGTAGTCGATCCGGCTCCACGCGTCCTCCAGGGCTTTCTTCGCGCGCAGGGCTGCGGCGACCTTACGCTCTGCTTTGCTGCTTCCGAGCATGTTGCTCCTTCCGTATGGCTTCGTTGAGGGTCTTTGCGGTCTCGGGGCGGAGGGTCAGGCCGA